CGACGACCTTGAACTTGGCATCGACTACCTGAGCGAAACAGACGTTTCGCAGTGGATCGAAGCTTCCATCATGCAACGCCTGAATGAAAGGGCATCTCAATGATTTGCGCAGCACCACGAAAAGCGATTGAAGACCTGAAAAACGCGGAAGACATCGGCGAGCGCGTACTGGAAATGCTCGGCAATCAGAAGGGTGTAAGTATTGAGTCGGTTGATATGTCTATGCCAATTACCACGGCTGTATGCGTCGAGTTTAAGGGCAATTACACGATCAGTTTCGGCACGACTGAATTACATGCCTTCCAACACCTTCCAGACTTTCGGTTCAGGACCGCGCCGCACTCAATCGCCACAGGCATGTTGCTGGTCCTGATCTGGACCCAAGCACGATGACCCCGCTACTCACCTTCGACAACTACCGCGACTGGCAGGTGAACAAGAACCTGCTCTCGCGATTTCGTCACGACGACCACGTATGCGTCAACGCAGCGAACGAGCACTGTATGACCGGCCTGTCTTTTCTGAACGCACACCTCGATGGACTCTACCCCATCCACGTTTACCGGAGCGAAGAATGGAATCTCAAGCAACTGAATCACGACGCGGACCAGTGCCGGTCATCATCCTCGGCTCAGGCGAAAACTGCTCAGTCCAATATCTCGCCAAGGGCGGCAGGATTGTCGAATCGGCTGAACCATACAACTCAAACTGCCCCGGCTTGCTCAAGCCTGCTTTTATGGCCCGCCGTGAGGCCATCGCCCAACGCAAGCCAAGGCAGGGCAGGTGGAGCAGGCCTTTGATCGCCATCCCGCTGGTGGCCCTGTTTGCCATCTGCCTGATTATCGCCATCCCAATTTCGCTGATCGCCGTGCCGTTCGTCCCTCGTAACCGCTGAAACAAGTCCAACCATCAATCAACCAAGGAAATGACAAAGTGATCGCTCACGCACTCCCACAACTCAAACTCCGGCCATCAGCCTTGCCCCTGGCCATGACCTGCCCCGGCTCGGTGCGCGTTGTCGAAGGCGAGGTCATGATCGACGACGCGGGCGAACCTGCTCAACTTGGTAACGCCGTCCACGAAGGCGTGGCGGATCTGGTTCGCGGCGATATCGAACACCCTGATGACATCGACCACGCGGCTCTGGCAACCAAACATAGCTGCGAACCTGACTCCATCCCGTATCTGGTTTCAACCGCATGGAACCTGTACCACAAAATCCGTGAACGCTTGCCGGCCGAACTTCAAGACGTCCCTGCACAAGCCGAAGTCAAGATGGTGGCCCAACTCGCTCAGGGCGTGATGCTCCCCGGCACTGCAGACGTCGTGATTGACGGCGGGCGAGTGGTCTTTATCGCCGACTGGAAATCAGGCTGGAAAGATTCGGACTACAGCGAGCAGACGGCGGGTTATGCCGAATCCGCATGGCAGAACCACCCAGACGCCGAGGTGATCATCACCGGCATCATCTGGCTGCGTGAGCAATCTATCGAAGTCCAGGAATGGACGCGCACAAGGCTCGCAGGCTGGACGGCCAAGATTGAGGACCGGGTCATCAACTGGGACGGCACGTACAAGCCAGGCACGCATTGCACACGCTGCCGACGATTCTATTCATGCCCGGCCCGTACGACCATCACGCGAGCATCGGTCCAAGACTTCGCCGACGAGGACATTGTTGACGTGGTGATCAAGGCTCTGCCCCAGCTGCAGCCGCAGAAGATCATCGACCTTTACAACCAAGCCCAGATGGTGGCCAAGCAGGCTGATCAGATGACCAGTGCGATCAAGCAGCACATCCGAGTCAGCGGGGCGGTCGTTGGATCAGAAGGGCGTCAACTAGCCATCAGCACCAACGACCGCCGAACTATCCTGCCGCTCGTTGCATGGCCGACGTTGACGCAGATATTCACCGCCGAGGAAGTGGCTGCGGCCGTGAAGATCAGCCTCACGACCCTGCAACAGATCGTGAAGTCCAAAGCACCACGAGGCCAAAAGGGCGTGGCTGCGATGGAATTGCTCGACCAACTCAATCAGATCAACGCCATCGAAACCAAACGATCCGAACGTCTCAACGAATCCCGCGCGGTTGTCGCGCAGGACGCCAAGTAACCCCATTTGAAGGAACCATCCATGACTACCACCACCGAAAACACATCCCTAGAACAAGTCTCAAGTGACGACATCATCAACAACATGCCGGTCATCGCAACACGAAGCGAAAGCTTTGAAATGCTGATGAACCCCGACAAATTCGCACACGCCCAGCGCGTCGCCCGTGTGTACTCGGAATCTGACATGCTGCCTACGCAGTATCGGGGAAATATGCCTAACTGCATCATCGGGATGCAGATGGCTATGCGGATGCAGATTGACCCCATGATGTTTTTTCAAAACACATACATCGTGCAAGGCCGCCCAGGCATGGAGGCCAAACTCGTGATCGCTCTGGCCAACGAACGCGGCCCATTCTCCGGCCCGATCATGTACGCATTCGAGCGTGACACCAAGAACAAGGTTGTCGCCTGCACAGCTTTCGCCACACACAAGAAATCAGGTGAACGCTGCGAGGCCGTCATCACATGGGACATGGTTGAGAAAGAAGGTTGGAGTAAGCGGGGCGGCTCGAAGTGGATGACGATTCCTGAGCAGATGTTCTGCTACCGCGCAGCAGTGTTCCTCATCCGCCGCTACTGCCCGGAAGTCATTCTCGGCATGTCAACGTTTGACGAACTTGAAGACATCCACGGTCCAGCCAAGTTTGCCGCGTCGTCGGCTCGAGGTGGACAGCAGATTGCCGATACCAGCGGCCACAAGATGAGCCTGCGAAACAACGACGAAGCCGAGACGGCTGACCATGAATCCAAGGCTGACGCCCAACCTGATCCAAAAGCCAACACATCTGATGGCACAGCTGATGAACCCGCGGAACCCAAGCTGTCCGAGGCCGTGACCGCGCTGTTCTCGCAGCTGGCCAACCTTGAATCGTGCACGGTTGAAGAAGCAGAGGCCGCAGTCACCAAGTACGCACGCAACGTCAAGAAGAAGACGCTGGCCGAACTCACGGACAAGCAGGCCGAGGCTATTGGCCAGGACATCGACGCCGGGCATGTAAAGCTCGGCTGAACCCATCACGCCGCATCGTCGCGGTGAACTCAAACACAGGAGGCTGTCATGGCCAAGAAGATTCTAAATCAGGATGACCTAACGAAATCACTCAGCACTGCGGTCATTGAAGTTGACCATAACGCGACGGTACGACATCAGGCAGCGCAGGCGATTTTGAAGCTGGCACAGATGGTCATGAATGACATCAATGTACCAGTGCCGGGAACGATCAACATGGCACACGAAAGCAAGATCAAAGGTGGACAGCGTGGCCTGAAACTGATCAAGGATGATTTTGCAGCCAAAGGCTTTGAATCCGAGTGCTCGGGCAAAACATATTTCGCGGCAAAACGACAAGAAGGATGTGTTTATATCCGCGTGTATGTCGAGCACACGACAACCCCCAACGCAGGTTGATCCTTGATGGGTAGAGCCGTCCCAGTGCCCCGTTGGTGGAAGCAGGAGCGACCAGGACGACCTGCTTTTTCCCGCCGCCCGATCCTAGCGGCTCCACACGACAACGACGGCTGGATCAGCGCCGCATCGGGGGAACCTGGTTCGGCGCATTGAACTAAATGCCAAACTGAATACCAAGCGAATCCATCGAAAGGACGCACCATGAAAAATCTCTAACCACACGCCGGCATCGGACACAGATGCGTCACCCGCTTGGGAAAGTACAGGCGGGACGGGCAAAGGGGCGTCGCAAGACGTGGGTGGGTTCGATTCCCACCGCCCTGATTTCAATCACAAACCACACGCAGGAGCAACACATGGGAACGGCATCAGCAGGCATGAACAACACCAAAGGCAAGTACCTCACAGTCAGAGGTATTCGCCAAGACGAAATCGACCAGGCAAAACACACCAGCCTGTCATCGACAAGGGCGAATCGCAGCGCCTATCGCAAAGCACGATCTTTGCTTCGGCGCAAGGGTGTGATCGTGTTGAAGCCCAAGCGAACGGTTTACCAAATCTGCACGGCAGACAAATACCCGCCGCCGTACATGGCGACCCTGAATAAAAAATAACCCTGCATCGTTTTGCGGGCGATCTGCTCCCGGCTTCACGGCTGGGGCAGGCTTTGGATCGAAACGGATATCGAAACCATTTTTCACGTAGAGGACAACGCAATGACTCAGACTACAGACAGCAAGGCGGCAGAGAAGTTTGAACTGGAAATCCCGGTCGAAACCAAAGGACTTGGGTTTGGCAAGAACACATGCAGGCTCGGGTTCTCGGTCGACCGCGACAACATGAACATCAACAACGCTGACATCGCGTTCAGTAACTCACGCCACGATGTCGTGCTGATCCTCGAAGGCGGCGAAGGTAAACAGATCGAAGGCCAGACACATATCGAATCCATGAAGGACGATGAGTTCGCAGGATCATGCGACATCAAAGGGTTCAATACCTCGCCCGGATCATTCTCGGCAGGCCTGACGTTCAACATCAACAACATCGACGTCGAGAAGATCACGCACTTCAAGTACAAGACCGCGACGCTCAAGATCGCACGCACCGGCACGGCCATCGAAGCCAAAGAAGACCACGACGACGAAGGTGATGAAGCCAGCGACGGACCGTTGCTCGACCAGGCAGACGAAGCAACCGACGGCGATTGGCAGCTCAAGTCACTGGACGGCATCATCCCCGACGCCGTGGTCAAGGCCGCGAAGTCGCTGGGCATCACGACCATCGGCTCATGGCGTTCGACCAAGCAGGATTCACGCGGCGGCGAATTCAAGAAGTCGCTCGAACACGCAGGCGCACCATCCATCGACATCGACACGGCAATCAAGAACGTCGAGTTTCACGCCGAAACCTACGCAGAAGGCATCCTGCAATAACCCCGCTCTTTTCTTCCGCTGCGTGCCGCTAACCATTCGGCACGCGGTGGAATTTTCATTCAACCCTTTTACCGAGAACCAACATGAGCACGCCCGAAACAACAGAAGTGATAGACCAGCCCGAAACCGCGATCACGATCATGACTGTCGAAGAAATGGTCCGCATCGCCTATGCCGATGTTGACAAGCAATTGGACGAGTTGAGGAAGGACAACGACAACGCCGTCTTTGATTACGAATCACCCAAAGGCAACAAGATGGCACGCTCGCATGTCGCCCAGTTCCGCAAGGTCAAGACCGCGATTGAAAACAAGCGTAAGTCGCTCAAAGCCGAATCGCTGGAATACGGCCGCAAGGTTGACGCGACAGCCAAGACGTTCTCCACACAGATCGAAGAAATGATCGCCGTCCACGACGAACCGTTGAAGGCCATCGAGGACAAAGAGACGGCACGCAAGCAGGCGATTCAGGAGGCGATTGACAATGTCTGCCAGAAGGCCATGGGCATCACCATCAACTCATCCGCCATCGCCATGCAGACGGCCATCACGGAACTGGAAAGCATCGACATCCTGCCCGGCGTGTTCGCTGAACGCATGGCCGAAGCTACGACGCTGCGTGACAACGATCTGGCCGACTTGAAAGCTGGTCTCGCCGCCCGCCAAAAGCACGACGCCGAACAGGCCGAACTCGCCCGCCTGCGTGAAGAAGCGACGAAGCGTGAACAAGCAGACCGCGAGGCCCGTATCGCCGCCGAAGCAGCAGCAAAAGCCAAAGCCCAAGCAGAGGCCGACGCGCAGGCCAAGCAAATCGCAGCAGAGGCCAAGGCACGCGCCGAACGACAGGCCGAACGTGAAGCAGCAGCCAAACGTGAAGCCGACGCCCAGTCCGCAACAGCAGCCGCAGAGCGACGAGCAGCAGAAGCGGAGGCCAACGCCAAGGCGAAGGTTGAACGCGAAGCACAGGCCAAGCGTGAAGCAGACGAGAAGCGAGCGGCGAACGCCAAGCATGTCGAGTCTGTGATGAAAAGCGTTATCGAGTCAATCAATGACGCAACTAAATCAACTGGCGGCAATGACGTCGGAATCGTTGTCGCTCAAGCCATCCGCGACGGCCGCATCCCTCACGTCACCATCAACTTCTAATCCCAATGGTCGTCTTACCACGGACGTTAAACAGGGCTGGTCTGCGGAAGCTCAACGAGGACGGGCACTGGTAAACAGAGGTTGGAGGTTCGAACCCTTCCCGCAGCATTGACTACTCAACGACACAAACGAGACAACCCCATGTACTCAGACACCATCGACCCGCAGGTCGTATCCAACATCATGCTCACCATCAACTGCCCACGCTGCCACGCCCGGGCATTCCGTGAACGTGGCGCACACAATCAAATTGGAACCGAGCACATCAGCGCCGAATGCACCGAATGTACGTGGCGACAGACCATCAAAATCAACCAAGAGGGTGTCGCCACCACGATCCCAAATACAGATTTTTCAGCCAAGCCAGCAGACTGGCGAAAAAACTCAACCGAGCCGAACCGGGGCAAATGCAAAGTCTTGCATTGCAAGATTCTTCTCCACGAAGGCGGGTTGTGTCTCGGGCATTTTGCCCTCTGGAAACGACAGGGCAGCCCAGAGCGTGACGGGTGGATCGCCCAAGCCTCACGTCGTGCACGCGACGACCAGCAACGCAGCTGCTCGGTGCGATACGACCACCAAGGCAACCTCGTACCAACTAGATGAACTCACAACAGGAGAACAACATGACAGACAACTGGATCAAATTCGATACCTCGACCGCGGACGTGTTGAGCATCAGTCCCGACGAAGCGATTGGGAAACTCGTCAGGTTCTGGTGCTGGAAAGAACAGCAATACCCAGGCAACGTCACCATGCAGATCAAGACCTCGATCATCAATCACGTTGTCAGACATGATGGATTTGGCGAAGCCATGTTGCATGCCGGATTTCGTGAAGTCGAAGCACTTCCGGCCGCAGATATTCGGGCGAGACATATGACCAAAATGCGCATGCGTCGATATCGCAAACGCAAACAAGCAAGAACAAGCAACAAATGAATCTGCCTTAACGAAGTAGCGAAATATCGAAGGAGTTTCAAACGTGGCAGGTGAGTGGATCAAAATGCGTACCCGATTAAAGAATCATTCTATTGTTCGTCAGATGGCTACTTGCCTCATGGCGAATGAGGCTTTCATGCAACGATTCGGTATGCAGGGTCAAGACGAGATTAAAAACCATGTCCACACAACCTACTTGCTTGTGGGTTTTCTTCATGACTTATGGGGTGATGCTAACGACTTTGGGAAAGTAGATGGTGATGACGTGGTGATGGATTCAACCATCCCAAAATCTGTTGACACTATCGCCCCCGGATTATCAGTTGCGATGGAGCAGTGTGGATGGATCGAGTTCGACCACAACGCCAAGACTGCACGCTTTCCAAAATTTTGCATCCATAACGTCATCGATAGCGAGCGAAAAGGCTACGACACAAACCAAAGCGACGAACCCAAATGGGCCAGCCGAAGCAAAGAGCTTAGGGCGGAACGCAACAGACGTTATCGCGAGCGAAAACAAGCCCAATCCAAATCTGCCACGCAGACGACCACCCAGAGGCCCAAGCCACCAACCAAAGTCGAGTACGCCACCGCTCCTGATTACGCAGCGCTCGAAACCTTCCTCGGACGCCAGACCCTAAAGCACGAAGACGCCAAAATCGCACGGTTCCGTTCGATCCTTGATCAGAATCCGGTCAGCGTGAACGACCAACCAGTAGACCCCAGCGATTTCATCGCAGCCGCCATCAAGGTCATGCCCATTGAGATGAAGACCACAGGCTGGAACGCCTACATCTCCCGTGTGATTGAAACATGCCGAGTCGAACACCGTATGCCCCAAGCCATGAAAGGCAAGAACCATGATTCGAAAGAACGACAACGAACCAAGCAAAACGAAGGCCGCTACACCGGTGACAACCTCACACTTAAACCCATCAAATGCTGATCGAAAAACAGAATACGACGCCATCGTCCTTGAGCACACGCGTCGATCCTGCTGGAACGGCACAAAGGTATCGGCCCGTCACCGTCAGCGAATTCATAACAACGGGTTGAACTTCAAGGGCGAGTGGGGCAGGCAGTTGAACCGCACCATCGCGATGACGAACCATGACGAAGGCGCGACCGTCGCGATCGTCGGAGACCCAGGCAGCGGCAAGACACAGATGGCCGTCGAGGTCATGCGGCAGTCGATCTGGAAGATGACGCGGCCCTCAGCGATGTTCACCGACATTGGCGCGATGATCCTCACCATGCGAAGTCCCTACCAGTCACGGGCAGGCATCAGTGAGCTTGAACTGTTCAACAGCTACACCATCCCACAATTTCTGGTCATCGACGACGCCGACCGGCGTGGTGAATCTGACTGGGAAAACAACATGCTTCACGCGATTTTGAACAAGCGATACGGGGCGATGAAATCCACGATCCTGATCGCCAACCAAAGCGCCAATGTCTTCTGCCAGGCAATCGGACCGGCCATGGTGTCGAGGATCAAAGAAAACGGCGGCATCATCGAATGCAACGCCAATGACTTTCGTGCAAGGAATTGAAGTTGAACCGAAGGAACGACAAATCTAAACGGCGCGAGCCAGTACGGCGGGGCGACGCCCACATGCCCGAATCCGTCGAAGCCGAAGCTGCCGTACTGGGTGCGATGCTACTTGACCCCAATTGCATTGACGACGTGGCGAGCATCATCCCAAGCCCCGAAGATTTTTATCACGCCAAGAACGCTGCGATATATGTCGCGATGGTCACCCTGCGGAATAAATCGAAGCCTGTTGATGCCGTCCACCTCAGGCAATTCCTGGCCGACCGTGAAGAACTCGATGATGTCGGTGGTGTCGAATATCTCATCAACCTCGTCGATGCTGTTCCGTCAGCCGCCGCCGCCGCCCACTATGCACAGATTGTTGTCGATAAAGCACGCCTGCGTGACATCATTGAGAAGGCCGAGGAAATCACGCAAGACGCCTACCACTCACATGATGAAGCAGCCGACCAAATCGACAGGGCCGAAGCCAAGATGTTCGCCGTTGCCTCGAAGTCACAGCAGGGACAGAGCGACACTGTCCGAATAGGCAAGGTCACGGACGAATGGCTGGATGAAATTGAAAACAGTGACGGCGGAGAGGTTACTGGCTTGCCTACAGGCTTCCTTGATCTTGATGGTCTGCTTACCGGCTTGAAGCCCGCAGAACTCATCATCATGGCCGCTCGTCCATCAATGGGTAAGACCGCGTTTGCCATGCAATGCGCCATGCACCTGGCTGGGGTATCAAAAGTTCCGACGGCCTTCTTCTCGCTCGAGATGTCCCGCAAATCTCTGAATGAACGGATCGTATCGAGCGAGTCCGGCGTTGACTTTCAGGCAATTCGCAAACGCCGACTTAGTGGCGAGCAATTCGCACAGATCAACATCACGGCCAACGAATTAAGAGAGACACCGTTGTTCATCGACGACCAGGCGGGGATCAGCCTGATGCAACTGCGATCCAAAGCTCGGAAGCTCGTGGCCCGTGATGAAGTGCAGGTGATTTTCATCGACTACCTGCAACTTATGACATGCCCCGGCCAAGAGAATCGCCAGCAGGAAGTGAGCCAGATATCCAAGGGCTTGAAGACGCTGGCCATGGAACTCGATGTTCCGGTGATCGCGCTATCGCAGTTGAACCGTCAGATCGAAGGCCGTGGTAATCGCCGCCCGATGATGAGCGACCTGCGTGAGAGTGGCAGCATTGAACAGGACGCTGACGTCATAGTCATGCTTCACCGCGAAGACTACTACCGTCGCAGCGAACCCGATTACACACCAACGAACGAAGCCGAGGCCATCGTGGTCAAGCAACGCAACGGTCCGACTGACACCGTTCGCCTGCACTTTGAATCACGGCTGGCCCGCTTCAACAACTTGGTGCTCCATCCGATTGACCAACCCGACATTCAAGACACACAGGGAGTGCTTTACCCATGAAACTTTGGCAACAACACCGACCCAACGGATTCGTAGAACGTGCTGACGCTGCCCTTGGATTATTTCTCTTTGCTCTTGCCTGTGGATTCATCTGGTGCGTCGTGATGGCCGGTGATTTGAGAGCTTGGATCAGCACAAAGAAAGGAACGCGATGAATACCCAACCCGGACTATTCAACCAACCAGACCAGCTGCCACGCATTGCCCGCGTCAAAGGAACGGCGACGAGCCACGACGCAGCCCATCGCGTGAACCGCAACGGCCAACGACAGAACAACTGCCAACTCGTGGCCAACCAGCTGCGACTCACGCCCGGTCGCACGTACATCGAACTGGCTGAGGCCATGCAGATGGACAAGGCCGAGGTGAACCGCCGACTTTGCGACTTGAAAAAGCGAGGGGAGGCGCGGCAGGACGGCCGACGTGATGGGTGCGGGCAGTGGTGGGAGGTGACGAAGTGAATCACAGACGCAGCTTGTTGCTCGTCGCATAGACGAAGTCTCAACACAACAACGATGCCTGTTCCCACAGGCGAACGCATGAGCAACCAAATGAAGAACCATCTTGATATCGGGACCATCATCGACTCGGGCAAGCCCATGCAGCTTTCGCCCCAGTACGTCACATCAACCGCAGCAGCCGTAGGCGTGCGTGGCTCGGGCAAGACCAACAGCTTGGTCGTGATTACCGAGGAAATGCTGGCCATGAACATGCAGGTCGTCATCATCGACCCGCTGGACGTCTGGTGGGGCCTGCGATCTGACGCATCAGGTAAAGGTCCGGGCCTACCGATTGTCGTCATGGGCGGCGAACACGGTGACCTGCCGCTTCAAGCCACGCACGGACACATCATCGCTGATTTTCTGGTCGAACATTCGACCCCGGCCGTCCTGTCACTCCGTCATCTGTCAAAGAACGCCCAGCGCCAATTCGTCGCGGCCTTCGCCGAACGGCTGTATGAACTCAAGGGCAAGTCGGGCAACCGATCCCCGGTCCACCTGGTCATCGACGAAGCGGACCTTTACGCGCCTCAAATGGTCTACCCAGGCACACAGCAATGCTTCGGGGCGATTGATGACCTGGTCCGCCGTGGTCGATCCAGTGGTATCGGCGTGAGCGTGATTTCACAGCGCACGGCCAAGATCAACAAAGACGTGCTGAGCCAGGCCGACACCATGATTGCCCTGCGACTTGTTGGCCCACATGACCGCAGGGCAATGGATGAATGGGTTCAAGTCCACGACGACGGAGAGAAGTCCAAGCTCGTGATGTCCAGCCTGCATCAGCTCAAGCAGGGCGAGGCGTGGATATGGAGCCCGACCCTTGACGTTCTGAACCGGGTAAAGATTCGTCCGCGGTGGACGTTCGATTCATCGGCCACACCAAAGTTTGGCGACAAGATCGTAAAACCCAAGGCGCTGGCAGCCGTTGATATTGAAGGTCTCAAAAGCCAAATGGCCGAATCGCTCGAACAGGCCAAGGCAAATGATCCTGCTGTATTGAAGCGACAGATCCTCGATCTTCAAAAGCAGCTTCAGGCGGCAGTGATCGTCAAGGCTGATGACCCTGACCCCATACTGCTCCAGCTTCAATCCCAGATCAAGAAGACAATTCCCGAACTTCGTCAATCGGTGGACGCGCTGATGAAGTGCCTCAAGCAAACCGACGACATGGTTGGCGTGCTTGAGCATGCAATTGAAACAACAGGCAGGATTGAACAAGCCAAGCCATCCAAATTGCCATCTATGTCTCACAGCCAGGCGAAATCGAAGCCAGCTACTGGAAATATCCCTGACGTTCATCTGAACAACACACAAAAGCGGATTCTCGCGGCCCTCATTCGTCGCCAAGAGATGGGATACCCGACCACCGACGACCGAACTATCGCAACACTCGTTGGTCTACGAAAGACCGGCACCTTTGGAACCTATCTTTCAGCCATGAAAACCGCAGGCCTCCTCGATGGAACTGCCCAGGACAGAATAATCACGGGCGATGGTGTTCTGATGGCAGGCGATATTGAAGCCCTTCCCACAGGCCAGGCTCTGATTGATTGGTGGAAGAACAGCGGCAAGCTCAATTCCCGGCAGTGTGAAATTCTTGATCTTCTGGTCAAGGCCTACCCAGCCACGATCCACCAGCGAGACATTGCCGAAAAACTTGGCATCACAAATTCCGGCACGTTTGGAACCTACATCTCGAACATGAGAAGCCTTGGCGTTGCGCAGGGCTCGGGCGAAATCAAAGCGTCCGAGGTCCTCATGTCTTCATTCAATCTCTAACCAATCATTCAACCCCCAACCCTGAAAGCACCCCATGATTCTCACCGTAGACCGTACCGCACTCGTCGAAGCCCTGGCCAAAGTCGCCGGGGCAATCATCACCCGCAGCCCCAAGCCCGTTCTGTCCTGCGTCCACCTCGAAGCCACGACCGACACGCTGTACATCGCAGCCACCGACCTTGAAATCTCACTTCGGGTTTCAACCGGCAAGCTTGAAGTTAAAGAGCAGGGTAAGGCCGTCATCCCGTTCGACAAACTCAGCCAGATCGTTCGGGAATCATCTGATCCGACCATCACGCTCGAAGTCGAAAACACTGTGGCCACGATCCGGACCAAAGACTCCAAGTACAAGGTTTTTGGCTTCAAGCCAGAAGACTACCCGGCAATCACAGCACCAGGCGGGGATAGCGTGTTCACCATCTCATCTGAAGTGCTCAATCGCATGATCACCCAGACCGCATTCGCCACGGCCAAGCAGAACACACGCTATGCCATCAATGGAGCGTTGATGGAACGTGATGGGGCCAAGCTCACGTTTGTTGCGACGGATGGCCACAGGCTCGCCGTGTCCAAAGGAACGGCCATGAAGGCAGGGGGAGACAATACCCGTGCTGGCACAATCATTCCGGCTAAAGCAATGGGCTTGATCAAGCGGCTGTTTGACGATGACGAGGCGTTGATCAAGGTCCAAGTCGAATCAAATCAGGTCGTATTCTTCGACGACGGCATGAGCCTCACGACCAACATCGTGAACGGCAACTTTCCGCCATACCGCGATGTCATCCCCAAAGACAACAACATCAAGGCGGTGATCGACACACAGGCCATGACATCAGCAACCCGCCGCGCCGCATTGTTGACCAGCGATGAGTCTAAGGGAGTGCGCCTGAGCTTCACCCAAGAAGGTGTGGTCGTCACATCACGAGCACCGGAGATGGGTGATGCCGAAATCAAACTGCCATTGGTCAGTCTTGAGGGCGAGCATGTTGAAATTGGATTCAACCCGACGTTCATGCTCAACGGCTTGAAGGCCGTTGAAACTGACACGATCACCCTGCATCTCAAGGCCGCGAATAAACCTGGCGTCATCGTCGCCGACAACTTCACCTACGTGATCATGCCCGTGAATTTGGACTGAATCAGATCGTCCATCAATCCAGAGAACCAACATCGAGAGGATACGCCCGAATGACTGCCGCAACCCTGCCGAATTTCAAACAACGCATCAACGCTCGCCGTCGCCCGTCGTCCAATCAGGAAATCGTCATCGACAGCTTTGCAGGCTGGGGCGGCTGGGGCTTGGGCGAAGAAGCCGCCACGGGCTATGCCGTGGATGTCGCGATCAACCACGACCCCATGGCCATTGAGGCGCATCGTATTAACCACCCCGCGACCGTGTGCTACGAAGCCTCGGTCTATGAGGTTGACCCCCGTGAGGTCTGCCCAGGCCGATCCATCGCGCACTGTCATTTCTCACCCGACTGCACACATCATTCCAAGGCACGGGGAACCGCGCCGGTGTCCGATCGGGTCAGGGGCTTGGCATGGGTTTCGGCCGCGTGGATGCACCTGCGTCGGCCGCGGGTCATCACGCTGGAGAACGTCGAAGAATTTCGACACTGGGGACCGACCGAAGATCGTGACGGTAAACGATTCCCGATCCGGTCGCAGCGGGGCGAGACATTCGCCGCGTTCATTGGTGTCCTGACCACCGGCCTGCCGGGTGGCTACGACAATCCGGCACTGGCCGAGATTCGCCAGGCCATCGGCCAGTGGGTTCCGGACGCGGTGTTGATTCGCGGCCTTGGCTACCGTGTTGAATTCCGCGAGCTACGAGCCAGCGGCTACGGAGCACCAACGATTCGTAAACGGTTCTTCCTCGTCGCCCGCTGCGACAATCAGGCAATCGTTTGGCCAGCACCCACGCACGGCGACCCAAAGAGCGAAGCCGTGAAGAATGGCGAGCAGCTGCCATGGGAGACGGCGGCATCGTGCATCGACTTCTCGCTGCCATGCCCGTCGATCTTTATGACGCAGTCAGAGGCAAAGATGTATTACAAGCAAACGGGTGTGCAGGTGCGCAGGCCGTTGAAGCCAAAGACCATGGCTAGGATCGCGGCAGGGGTTAAACGGTTTGTGATTGACGCAGCGGACCCGTTTCTTGTTGATGTAAATCACGGGGAGAGTGGCGGAAGCAGAACCTATCCCCTTAGCCGCCCATTCAATACCGTGACCGCCGGTAGTCGTGGTGGAACCGCGCTGGTAGTCCCGTCGATCGTCAGCGTCCAGAACGCCAGCAGTGCCGGTATCCACGACGGAGCAAAGCCGTTCCCAACGATTACGTCAAAGCCCAAGGGCGGTGGCCATGCGGTTGTCCAGGCGTTCTTGGCCAAGCACTACGGCGGGGTCGTGGGTAATGATCTGCGCCAGCCCCTCGGCACGATCACGCAGGTCGATCACCACAGCCTCGTGGCGCTCAGTCTCAGCAAATACCACGCACAGAAGGGCGATGAGAGTCGGTTCGCATCGTTGAACGATCCAATCAACACGCTGGACACGAGCAATCGTTTCGCTCTGGTCGCCGCTTTCCTCCAGACCTACTACGGCAACAGCACCGACGGCCAAAGCATCACCAAGCCCATGCCCACGGTCGTGACGAAGGACCGGATCGGATTGGTCACGGCCCACGTGGGTAACGGCAAGCGCCTGCCCATCGTTGACATCGGGATGAGGATGTTGAAGCCGCACGAGCTGCTTCGAGCACAATTCGGCGACATGGCTGATGGCTGGGTCATGCTGGGCAACACGACACAGCAGGTCGCGGGTATCGGCAATTCAGTCTGCCCGCATGTCGCCCGCGCCATCGTCAAGGCGAATGTGAAGATCAGGCGCATTTCAAGCGTCGCGTGAAAACTAACCAATGGATGAAAGGACTGATATGAACGAACCCACGACGGAAGAACTGGCGAAGGCGTTGAAGGTTGAGGCAGCGAAATTTATTAAGGAAGGTGTGTTGTATCACATAGAAAGACTGATCGACAAAGCCTCCACCCGCCTACTCACCCTCGCCGCCGAGAACAAGCGGCTGCGGGAGGCTCATCGGTGGAGGCCGATTGCGGAGGCTCCGAAGGATGGGACGGGCTTTGAGTATTTCCAACGAATCAGTACCACATTCTGGTGGATCGGCGTCGGCCTGTATGAAAACGGCAAGTGTATGCATTTTGACGCTCACGGCGACGGGTACGAAATCAATCCGTCGCATTTCAGGCCATTGATGGATGAATCAGATCACCCGGACCTCTCCCCAGCCCCAACGGAAGGCGGTGGAGTATGAGAACAACAGAAGAACCGAACCTATGCGCAGGCTGTGGCCAAAAACCCAAGATCGTCCCCCACGGAAAAAACGAATGGTTGGTCTTGCAATGCCGCGAGTGCGAAAAGATGTCTGGGCCATCGCCGGACCATGACGAGGATATTCGGCAGTGGAATGACAATAATCCGACCAAACCCACCACCCAAGCAGGAGCGAGCGACCCCGCCCTGCAACCCAAGGAGACATCGGATGACAAGTAAGACACAGATCGACCTGACGCAGTTTGAGGGGCATACGCAGGGGCCGTGGACGTTTCGTAAGCACGAAAGCTTCAGTGATTGGCACGGCAACATTGAAGGCTCTTATGGCAAAGTGGATGGAATTAAGAATATTAGAACCATCGACTGTATCACGAAGTACGCAGGCCAGTGCGAGAGTGATGCTAACGCCCACCTCATCGCCGCCGCCCCCGACCTCCTCGCCCTTGCCCGCGAGCAGCCCCTCCCTCATCGCCCGCCTACAGCAGCAGGTGCGGGAGATGAGGGAGGGGCTGGAGAGGGTGCATGAGATTGTTGAATTTCATGAAGGATGCGACAAGCCGGAATTTGATGGTGCAAAACCAACAATCAGGATCAATGGCGAAGATCACCAGATGATGCTTGACACGCTCAACGCCCTCCTCGCCAAGCACCCCGAACCCGCCAAGCACGAAGCAGGGGAGTGAGGGATGAAAACACCTATATGCGACATGATCGAATCAGCCATTCGCCTATGCGAAGAAAACGACTGCACTGTCGAGTTTGTGAAGATGTCCCCGATGCTTTGGCACTACTTCAACACTGAACTGCTCAAAGTATCTACAGGCAAATCGGTACATAAAGGCTCCTTTGTGTTCACCAACAATGAAGTCAAGTACGCAGGCATTCGCGTGCTGCATGAGCCTCGCTTTGAAGGATCAACCTTCGCAGTCAAGACCAAGCAAAGAGAACTTGAGTACCAAGACAAAACCACCCAATCAGGAGCACCCACATGCTGACCCCAGAACTAGAAACCAATGTCGTGGACCAGACCGTCAACTTGCTGGCCAGGGGCTTTTCAGAAAAAGATGTTCGGCTTCGCATCGGCGGGGCCACGACCAATGACGGCAGGGGCTTGAGCAGCCATGAAATCAATCGCTGCGTCCAGATGGCTCGCCAGCGTATCGCAAACAATAAGCCAGCAGGGGTGAGGTTATGAAACAAATCGCAGTCACAAAGCGACTCAACGTGTTCCACGCAAAGGTCAAGCCCACAGACCACAATTATCTCCGCGACCTGTTTGTCGCGTTCCGCCACGACGAGGACAGGCCAATGGTGTGCTGCTCCATGATGGTTTTTCCATCAAAGCTGCTCGGCAACATCGTTGATTGGCACGAAGTCACCAGTGAGTACAGGCGGCAGGGTTTTGGCACAGAGTTCCGCCAAGCTGTCGAGCAATTCATGGGACCGCTTCACTCATCAGCGGGCAGCCAAGACGGTGAAAAATTTCTTGAAGCACTTGAACAGGAATCAACATCATGAGACTCGAAACAGCACGACGGAAGTTATGGCCACATCGCAGACGATGGGAGATCGTGATGACGGTGGGCGGGACGATCAACGTCGGGATCAAGGCCACGTTCAAAAAGGTCCACGGCGACATCCCGATCGAATTGTTGGGCTGGCCAGACATAGAGACTGACGAACGCCTCCATTCGATCTGGACGACCGGGTTCGCCAACGCGATGGCCGAGATGGCTGACAAGCTGGACAAAATCGAAAACGCCATCCAGCTCCACGAACAAGCTAAGGCGGCCACGAAGGAGGCGACGTCATGACGCTGCGGACCAATGCAAAACTATTCGAGCGAATCCGGCAAGGCTGCACCGTCACGTTCATGTCGGATGTCGTGGTCCCGGCCCAGCACCACCCGGTCTCGGCCTGCCTGCTGATCGCGATCCACGACGCCATGGCCCAGTACCCCTACACGAACAGGCGGGTCGTCAGGACGTGGTGGGGCGGGACGAGGTTGAAGCAGTACAAGCGGCGGGATATCGCCGTGGCGACAGACAGCCACCTAGAAGGATACTGGTGGACCCACGGCGTGATTCATGACAGCAAGATCGGGACGACAATTCGGCACGGCAACAGTATCGAAAGCCTTACTTGTGCGTTTACTAATGCTTTTGACCACGAAACCGCCGTCATGCTCGACCTCACGAACAAGACGGGCGTTGACGCTTCGGTGGCGGCGTGGCCCTGGCCGATCTCGTTTTCATTCGGCCAGCTCCGCCCTGCCCTTGACGGCCAGCACGTCGTGACCGTCTCGATGAACTTCGACCGCCGAATCATGGCGGGTGCGCCGGCCGCGAAATTCTGGTGGTCGGTGATCGAGAAGACGGGCGAGCTGCTACTTAAGAAAGCGAGTGAAGGTTGACCCGCCCTTGCCACTGGCACCGCGACCCCCACGACGGCAAGCGGTATTTCATTCCCGGATGCTTCGGCACCATGCACGTCGACGAGCATGACGAAGACATCATGAGCCACTGCAATTGTGAACGGCCGCCGAAATACAAGCGAGGCGCAAAGGCCAATATCGCCCGCCTCATATACCGCATCGACTTACTAGAAGCACGAATTATCGAACTGGAGAAAACAGAATGATCCAACCCGCAGGCCCACCGACACTGAACGAGCACGCAGTCCAATGCGCCTTGTTCGCCATGCTCAACGGCGACCAGTCTTTCATGATGCCAAACTTCACCCCTCGCGGCTGGTGGGAATGCGACATGGCGGTCGTGACCAAAAGCGGGCTGTTCGTCGAGTACGAAATCAAGCTGACCAAGGCCGACCTCATGGCTGACGCTAAGAAGCACAGGGAGCGTCGATTCTTCACCACCAGCAAAAAACGTGATAAGCGCAGGATCAAACGTTTGCCCGAACACAAGCACGACCTGCTCAAGAATGGCCACACAGTCGGCCCCAGCCGATTCTTCTACGTCGTGCCGATCGAACTGATCGAGCACATACCTGATTGGGCGGGCATCATCACGGCCGTGCCAGGGGCCAAGGGAAAAATCAAGACGTTCATCCACCGTAAAGCCCCGCAACTACATCGCCACCACATTCACCGTCGCGTGATTGACCAGATGAAAACGTCAGCGTATTGGCGATACACGCGGATCAAGCTCGAAGAAAACAGGACGCAGGCCACAGCGCCGCAGGAGGCAAGGCAATGATTCAAATCGCAGACCCAGTACCACGATCAACCACCGCCACACTTGCCGAGACCGTGCGAAACCTCGCCCGGCACATTCCGGTGACAAACCACAGCATCAATGCGGCTGTTCTGGAGGCAGCCGACCGACTCGAAGAACAGCATCGCGCCTTGCACCACGACGATGAACGATGGGAGAAGGTTTCAGAATTCTTCATCCCGGGCAAGCCCAAATCCGCAGGCTCCAAAAGCGCGATGCCCCTAAGACGCGGCAATGGCGAATACGTCAAAGGCAAGGGCGGGCGGATCGTCATCAACATGGTCGACAGTTGCAACAATAAAGACTGGATTCGTTCCTGCCAGATCATGGCCCGTAAGTACTTCCGACAGCCACCACTCGAATGCCCGCTGCGTGTTCACTGGACGTTCATCCAACTCAGACCCAAAGGACACTACCGAGGCAAGGCCCAAGAACTGCGGGCCGACGCGCCACCATTCCCGGCCGTCCAGCCCGACGCCACCAAACTCATTCGCTGCGTAGAAGATGCCATGTCAGGGATCGTGTGGAAGGATGACAACCTGATCGTCGATCAGCAGGCCCGCAAGCTCTACGGACCGCGTGAAGGCTGCCTGCAGGAAGTATGGCGATATCGGCCGGCCGAACCAGAAACGCCGATTTTCAACCAAGACGCACCATCAACCTGATCCAACTCACAAGGCCCCATCATGGTTGCGAACGCAAAAACGACGAAAACGACCGCCACAGACCCAACATTGATTGAGCGAACTTTCTATCGTCTGTGTACGACAGTTCATCCCAAAGCTGGGCGTAAGTGAATCCGTAATGGTTGCGAATGGACGCATGCAGCATAAAACGCAAGTCATGGCTCGAGAGTTCACTCATTGAGAGGGTTTGGAACACCTTGAGTGGTTGGTCGAGGACCACAGGTATTCCATACGTTCCAGATGTTGATTTTGACTGACAAGCGGTGCTGCTGATGAGCAAAAGAATTGAAAGGAACAAAGTAAATTTTCGCATCAGCTGATCCCCAGGAAAAATGAGATGGTGAAAAAGGTGCGTGAACATCTTCGGCTGAACAATTGTTGGCGTCAATGATTTTCCACTCCACGCGCCGACCCCGTGTTAATTTACGACCAGCGGCAGGAAGGGGCCGGACTGGTTACGGGCGTGATCGGTTCGGCCCCGTTTTCGTACAGGAGCAGGGGCCATGCACAAGACCATTCTGGTAATCATCGCAGCATTGACACTGAGCATGGCTGGTTGCGCGGGCTCAAGCTCCATGGCCAAAAGCTCATACGAAAGCGGCATTCGCCGGACCGAGACGCCACAACCCGACATTGACGGCGTGAAACAGTCGCCCATCACCACCACCGAAAACTACACCCGCCAAACCTTTGAAGGCAAGGCTGTGAATGAGCCGGGCGCAATCACACCACCGGCGGTCAACATGCCAGGCATCGAATCAAATGACACGAGCACCAGGCGTGAATCTGGCAGTGTGCTTGCTGGGGCGATGGCGGCAGTCAATCAACTAATCAAACAACTGGATTACGTGATCTACATCGGCGGTGTGATTGTCCTGATCGGCGTCGGCATGTTCATCGCATCTTTTTACGTCCCCAAGATCAGCACACTTATGTGTTTTAGCGTGATCGGCATCGGCGTGGGCATGTTCTTCGTCCCGACCATGATCGTAAAATACAGCTGGATCATCATCCCGGTCGTTCTCGCTGGCTTCGCTTGGGGATGGTGGCACAACGGCAGTCTAGCCAAGAAGGGCATGGCCGTCGGAGCAGGCATCGCCAAAGTTCCCACGGGCTTCACCAAGAAGGAAGTCGCCAAAGCCACCGGATCAGGCATAACTGATATGGTGATCGGCGACATCACGCCACCCGCCGACCCGCGCACCGCCTGACCCACCAGCCCGATACGTAACGCAGCCGCCCTTGAGTAATCCGGGGCGGTTTTTATTTGCAACAAAATATGAATAAACGTGCCGATAGGCTTGACGCCTTGTAAAATCTATTATACAATCGTCGCAACGAAACAGGTTGTTACAGCAACCGCAACCGCAACAGCAAAGGAAATGACATGAGCAACGCAACCACGCACTGCCCAGAACGTAAAGCCGCAGAAGACGCACACAACACCGCCTTGCTAAAACAACGCCAAGCAGAAGACATTTCGGAATCAGCTTTTGATGAAGCCGTGCATGCCGCCAATATCACACGCCGCCATCTCATCGACATGGAAGCACGTCACCCGACCCACGCAGAGCGTAAACGAGACAGCCAGCGTCACTATCTGGCTTCACGCGGGCTTGATTATTGAACCGGCACCAACGCGGTTACAGCCGCAGAAAGATAAATTTATGAGCAACGCTAAATACGAAATAGTCGCAGGCCAGCAATTGCGTGAAGTCCTGGCTGAGACGGGGATTGACCGCCTACACCATCATCGAATCAGGCCACGCTAAAAAAGCATTCGTCGTCGTCCCGCGTCGCTGGCGGGATGACAAGCAGATAGCGGCCATGCTCAAGCGGCGAGGGGCATACACGCGATCAAGCGTCTCAACGTCGAGGCCGGTCGACTGCTCGGCTGGATTCGCAACCCCGGTGACGTCGTGCGTGAACTCGGGTACAGTTCAAAAGAAGCTCAACGCTTCTACAATTCAAGCCTCAAAATTACGCCCGTCATCGTCCACAGCCTGCAAGCGGCCAAAAGCCCACCGCCATACCTCAAAGACATGATGCGACATATCGAACAACAACCGCCCAAAGGATTGACCATGCCCAAACCCGACCACGACCTTCTCACCCAGATCGTCGCCCAGATCGAACGAGAAGGTTACACCGCAACCGAGTTGTCCAAACGCACGGGCATCACCCGCATGAGCGTGCATAAGATCATCACGCTCGACGCCAACCCCACAGCGGCGAACCTGACAAAGCTGGCGGACGCGATCGGATACAGGTGGAAGCTCGATAAAAAATAAAATTGGAATAGCAGCCGAAAGGCTTGACTGGTTGTAAAATCTATTATACAATTGTTTTCAGTGATCGAGTGATCGCAACTGACCCGCCAGATTCGGGACACCTCCATTCGCCGGAGACCAGACATGAGTAGAGAACTAACCAGCATCGAAATCAACGCCGCACGCAACATCATTGCCCGTGAAATTTTCCTCGCCGAAAACTACAGCGAACTGGATCAGTTTGACGCACCCGTCGTGGATGCCATGATCGTCGCCACCCGCCAGACCCGCGAAGAAATCGTGGCGAGTTGGAACGAAGCAACCACAGATCTTTCACACCTGAGCCGTGAAGCAAAAGACACCTATCTGCAAGGTTACGACAAAGCCCCGCCCGCCCGCAAAGATGAAGGTCTTGCGTACCACGTCTTTTCGTCAATCCAGACCCAGCCCCGCCAGCCCCGCCTCATGGCCATCATCATCGACCTTGGTGATGTGAGAATTCTCGGCTTTCGCTAAACCCCGCCCTGAGTCACCGGGCCTTGCGAGGCCTGGACACCCACGGCGTGCATATCGCTCACCAACATCGGCAAAGCCGACAGCCCCACACTCGCTGGCAAAGCCAGCAGGAGCAAACGATGAAAAGCAACATCAGCCCAACCCGCGACCACGCCACCATCGAACGATTTGCCGAAGAACTCGGATGCTCGGTCGAAACACGCAAGGCTCAAACCGGCACATATTACATCACTGTCTACCACGATCGCTTAGACGAATCCCTCGAAGTCCGAGTGGCGAATCACGGCGACGCCTACGGGACCGCGAACTACACCGTCGATGGCCTTAGAGGAACAATGGCAGGCTGCCGAACATGGCTGTTGGACCAGCTTTGCACATCGCACGCCGTGTTAAAACGACTTCGCCGAGCACGAAGGGCTATGAACAAGCGCCAAGCCGAAGCAGGCAAAGGCGCGTGTCCGCTCCTTGATATGGCTGATGGCTTCTACCTGCTGCAATTGGCCAACGGAAAAATGCGAATGGCGAAGCAAAACATGCAATCAATCGGCTGGGTGGAAATGCGAGACGCAACCGTCGAAGAAAAGCAAGAAGCAAACCGCCGCTGGAAAAACGCTTTCCCGCAGATCGAAGGGTGAGCCGTGAAAGATAAACCTGTAATTTCAAACGTCGTCATATGGCTCCCACGCGCCGACGAGTACAGTCTTGCGGCATCGCTTGGCATGGTCCAGCCAGATATGAACGAGCAAGAGAACCTCATCACGCAGGCGCAGGAGCAGATCGCCCGCGACATGCCCGGATCACGGGTCATCGTCCACCGTTGGCACATCTGGCGGGTAGTCCGCATGATGGTCCGTGCGATGGTCAGCAACACGCCGGACGGCAGGGCGACAGCCTATACGTTGCTATCGACAGAATCAGACGAAGAATAACCCCCCGGCGTTACAGCGCCACAACCAAAGGAATGATCCATGAGCACGTACAAGACCCTGACTGTCCGCCAGCCTTGGGCACAGGCGCTGATCCACGGCAACAAGCGAATCGAGAACCGTTCCCGGCCAATGCACTACCGTGGCCCGCTTCTGATCCACGCAGGCAAGTGCGACCCGCGTGACCACGAACTCGAACTGCCTGATGGAACGACCGCTAATCGTCTAGACCTGACATTCGGCGCAGTGATCGGCATCGTTGACGTCGTGGATTGCGTGGCCATGACCGACCCGAAAGTCACGGACGACCCTTACGCATCAGGCCCACACTGCATCATTACGACCAACCCACGAGCACTCGCCACACCGATACCCGCGATGGGCAAGATCGGATTGTGGCCGATAGACCTGCCTGACGATGTGGCGTTCACCCCAACCGAACGATCCGCATTCTGCAAGCGAGTAGACCGCGAGTTGGCACGAATCATCGCGGCGAAGTAAACCCACGCCACGCCACCGCCCGTGATAGCATCGAAGACGTCCTTGCCACCAGGCAGGACGTTTTTTAATGCAACCAAAGCCACCGAACTCGTAGCCCCGCGGGGTACTCCCCCGGGGTCTTCGGGTTGGCTCTGCCACTTTCCCCATGCCACGCATTGACCCTGCTTTACAATCCCAAGCGTGGCCAAAGCACCGAATAAACCAAACCAAGACGAACAGGACAAACGAGTCGATGCCTGCCAAACTCTTATTGCCAAGGGTCTTCTGAACGGGCAAATCAAGCGGGCGATGGCAAAGAAATTCGACATGTCGCCACGCAGCGTCGAGCGATACGTGCGTCGCGCACGAGAGATAATGCTCGTCCGATCCCAGATCAGTATCGAAGAACAACGAGCCGAATCCCGCGCCCGTTATGAGCAGATCATCCGTGACCCCAAGGCCCACATCCGCGACCGAATCAGAGCGCAGACCCGCATCGATCGGCTTATGGGCCTCGAAGCTCCGGTTCAGATGGAAGTATTTGGCACGGGTGGCGGTCCGATTGAGATTGAAGCCCGACATGCCCACGCTGTGCTCGACGGATTGAAGCAGAGACCCGAGACTGCCGCCGCCCTGAGATTGATAGCCAAGCAGCAGTCGCGGGCATTAACGACCAAGACCGTGACGTCGAAGACCAAGGGCGGTGAGGCTTGACCGTCACCGACCAGGACTACTGGCGTGCGTACCCCGACACCTATGGCGAACGAGTAAGCCACGGGCAGTGGATCGCCTACGCATGGCTCCAGTACACCAGCGAAATCATCACGCCGCTGATCGAACGTGGGGGAGCAAGAATCATCCTGAATGCCCCTCCTCGAATCGGTAAGAGCCAGCTGATATCGAAATGGCTCCCGTTGTGGGCATTGGAGCGTAACCCGGCTTGGCGGGTCATGCTGGCCACATACGCTGAATCTCTGAGCCGTGACTTTGGCAGGCAATGCCGCGACGTAGCAATGAATGAACCACTGTGTGGCGTACAGCTCAGACCAGACAAGGACGCTGCAGGGCAGTGGTTGACCCCAGAAGGCGGAGGCATGGTATCGGTCGGTGCAGGCGGTCCGTTGGGCGGCCGTGGCTTTGACCTTGGCGTCATTGACGACTGCTATAAGAACTGGGAAGACTCTCACAGCTTGACCAACCGGCAGAAGGTCCGCGACTGGTTTAACTCCACGTTCTACACCCGAGCCGAACCCGGCGCATCCATCGTCGTGGCCATGACACGCTGGGACGCCGATGACCTTTGCGGCTGGCTCATTGAGGAGCATCAGGACGACTGGACGGTCATCAGCCTGCCCGCACTGGCAGAAGAAGGCGATCCGATGGGACGCGCCCCAGGCGAATCACTCTGCCCCGAACGTTACAGCCGCGAAGATTACGAACGAATGTCTCGCGCTGTAGGCGAGGAAGTATGGGCAGCCCTGTACACAGAACGACCTCTTACTTCATCGGCCGGCCGCGTCTTCCGTCATTTCGACCAGGCACGCAACATCGACTCATCGCTTGAGATTCGCCCGGACCTGCCCGTCGACATGGCGTGGGACTTCAACCTCAACCCCGGCATGCACTGCGTGGTCGGCCAGCATGATCCGATGACCGACACCTTCACGGCCGTGCACGAACTCCATGGCTCACGTTGGGATGTCGAGGACACGATGAACGTCTTCGTCGAGCGGTTCGAATCAATGGGTATCATCAAGACCCAGCCAATACACGTCTACGGTGACCCATCAGGCAACACCGGGTCGATGGTGACATCAGAATCGTGCTACCAGCGGATATTCCGTGAACTGCAGGCCCATGGATTCGACTACCGACGCCGTGTCCCCAAAGCGGCACCCAACGTCAAGGCATCACTCGATGCCTTCAACGACGCGCTGAAGATCACGAAGGATCGCACCCACTACTTGGTGCACCCACGGTGTGAACGGTTGGTCGAAGACTTCAAGAAGCTCAAGCTCGATGAGAATGGCCAGATAGACAAATCAGAGGCGAGCTTGAGTCACGCATCAGACGCCGAGCGATACCGAGTCCAGATGATTCGCCCGATCAAGGTTGAGTCCAAGACCAAGCCGGGCAAAATTGGCTTCGTGAAAATCAGGCGGTGATTCCCCGCGACGTGGGTTTAACATGGCACCAACCCAACAGCACACCCACGAGGATCAAGCCAGATGGTCAAAGCCGCCACCAAATCTAAAGCCAAAGTGCAGGCCAGCAAGGCCGAATTGACCAAACCTCAAGACCCGCGACGCGGTCGGATGTTCGCCTCAGGCGTCACGCTGGGCCAACTTGACCAAGGTGACGAGCAGCCCGGAACCTACGCGAACTATCGTCGAATGGAAACCAATCCCATCATCGCAATCGCCATGATGGTGCAATTCGCGCCCCTGCGTTCCGTGCAGGTGACAGTTGAGGGCAGCGACAACGACACCCCCAAGGATCGTGTTGATTTCGTCTTCGACCAAGTCAAAAAACACTGGCACCGCCTGCTCAAGAACATGCTGCTAGGTGTCTCACGCGGATTTCAGGCCTTCGAGAAGGTGTGGGAGCCGGTAAGCCGGACCAGCAAGGGCAATCCACTTCCGCAATCACGACTCGGCTACAAGAAGCTCAAGCCACTCTTGCAGGACTTGACCGAAATCATGATCGATAAAGATCACGGTGAATACCGGGGCGTGAAGAATCAGGGCGTGGAACTGAGTGCCGAAGACACGTTGTTGTTCGTGAACGATCAGGAAGGCACAGACTACTACGGGCGACCACGGCAGGAAAATGTTCGCCAAGTATGGTCCAGCTGGCTGGCCAACAACAGGCGCATGGGCAACTACTCGGCACTAGCGTCCAGCCCGATCCCGATGGTCGAATACCCCGAAGGCACAAGCATCGACGGTGACGGCCAGCCGGTCGACAACCAGGTCATTGCCCAGAGCGTCGTCCAGCAGCTATCCAGCGGCAACGGCGTGGTCATGCCCAATACCCTCGCACGTTGGGCAGAAGACGCAGCCAAGACGGGTGTCGACATGAAGGGCTTCAAAGCATGGCTCATCACGTTCCTCGAACCATCCAACAGCTATGGCTCAGACTTCATCGCCATGCTTGAGCACTTCGAAGCCCTGATGGCGCGAGGCTGGTTCACCCCAGAACGTGCGTTTGCCGAAGGCACGGGCGGCACGAAGGCCGAGACCGAATCGAACGTCGGACTGACCATCGCAATCGCACAGATGCTCGCATCCGACATCGAGGTCGTGATGAACGACCAGTTCATCGACCCGTTACTGATCGTAAACTACGGGGAAGAAGCTCGAGGAACGGTGGTGTTCAAATACCCGCCACTCCACGATGAGACACCTGCATTGATCCGCGACATGATCAAAGAGTTCTTCAGGCAACCGGCCAACGCCGACTTGTTCATGCAGATCCTCAGCGTGCAAGAAATGGTCGACTCTCTTGGTATTCCACGGAAGGCCGGGGTTGACGTCGATGATGTTCTGGATGACGCGGCCGACGATCTCGATGAAGTGGATGACCCCGCTGCGGTCGAAGCCAAACGCCAGGCCGAACTCGATGAGAAAAAGAAGCAGCAGGGCAAGAAGGCCGCCAAGCCATAAACCTATCAACTCCGCGTGGATTGATAGGTTATTGATAGATAAGGACGACCATGCCATCTAGCCGCTACGCACGTCGACGCGCTGCAGTGTATGAGCGAGACCGCATCGAACTCGAAAGCCCGGGCATCAGGGCAGCGGGTACAGCAGTCCGCTCTATTCGTGCAGCCGCACGCCGGGCGCTAAGGACCAACGACACCGAAAGCCTCAGGCGTTCCGTCGCATCTGCCATCATCAAGATCGCTCCAATCCTCACATCTGCAATGGTGGCAGCAGATCTCCGTGGCCGCTATCGCATGATCGAATCAGCATCGCCACGACTACGTGAACAAGCCCTTGTCTTAGCCCAATCGGGACCATACGCCGGAGCCGTAGAATTCCTGCAGCGACGCCTCAACCTGAACGACCAACAGATGGACTCTCTGAGTGAGAAGTACGGAGAAGACGCCGTCAGAGCCACCCGAAATCTTGGCCTTTACACAGACCGAAAAGTTCAGGAAACCATGGCAAGGCTGGTCGAACAGGGCTCGCACGTGCGCGGCGGAACCAAAAGGCTCGCCACAGTATTCGGCAAACTTGGCATCGACGAAGTGAAGGATCAATCAGGCAGGATCATCTCCCGACCACACAAGATCGAAACGATATTCCGAACGCAGGTCCAGCAAGCCTATGCAGCAGGACGATGGCAGGCAGCGCAAGACCCAGATATCGATGAAATCATGTGGGGCTGGGAGTACGTGACTGTCGGCGACGACCGCGTTCGGCCCGCTCACGAACTGCTGGATGGCACGAAAGCGCGGAAGAACGATCCCATCTGGAACACCCTGACCCCGCCCAACGGGTTTAACTGCAGGTGTACGACCATCGAGATTTTCGACGACCAGGTCGAACTCGCGCAAGAGTCATTCCCGCAGCCGAAAGTCATCGACGGCCAGACCATCTATCCGGAACCGGACAAGGGCTTTTCGTTTAACCCCGGCAACGTTTTTCGCGACACCGTTCAGATGCCCAGAACCATGCCAACCGAGTGGCCTCGGTTCGGCTCATCCAGAGAAATAGAGCAATGGGCAAGTGACCAAGGCATCCGAATCTATACGCACGGGAAGGTTCGCATTGGCCGTACGTTGGCTGAAGGACTGGACTTCATGCTCCGGCGAATCGACGATGTTCCTGCGATATGGCGAGTGGTCGATGATTTCAATCAACGTTTCCCCAATAGAAGAGAATCGGTCGCTGCGTTTGCCCCTGAAATCGACCAGATACTCATAAATCCGAAGAACTCATTCTGGCGAGAGACAAGGAAAAATAAGGGCAAGACTTCGCACAAGGAATATCTCAAACGTCATTGGTCAACCAACCACCCACACCACCCGATGTTTCATGAAGCTGGTCACGCACTACATCACAAGCACTCTCCCAAGATGTTCAAGCACAAGTCCATTCGGAACATGACAAATGAAACGAAGGCGATGATCCGTCAGCAGGTCAGCAAACGCGCCTCGGTTGATCCCTATGAGTTTGTGGCCGAGGTTTTTTCTGGCCGATTGACCGGAAAACGTTACAGCAAAAGCATCCTCGACTTGTACAATAAGTATGGAGGACCGCCGCTATGACCTTGACCTATCACTCCCAATGTATCGAGTGCAAACACTGCCGAGCCCCGATGGTATGTGTAGCCTTCCCCGAAGGCATCCCAGAGGAGATCATCGACAACCAACTAGATCACCGCTACCCCATTGAGGGTGACAATGGGGTACGTTGGGAAAAGGATGTCAACGGATCGAGGCACCCGATGAAGCGCCCGAAGAAACCTCTCGCTGTTCAGCAATTGACCATCAACAATGAGCCGTACGCCAGCTACCCATATTCTTCATCCAAGTCAACATAAATCTCTACTCCATTATTGCCAAACATGGTAGAATTTGAGGACGAACCCTAAATCTTGGTGGAGATGAGCATGAACGAGAAACAGCAGCCCCCGATGAACGCGAAGGAAGCGGCCATGACGCTGTCCCTTCACCTCGAAACCGTCTACCGGCAGGCCCAGCAAGGCGAGCTTCCTGCAGTGCGTCACGGTGGCCGATGGATTTTCAACCGAGCACGAGTCAATGCCATTGCTTCGGGCATGCCATTCAACGAATCTGATGGCAAACAAGTCCTGTAAATTCCCGCGCCGTCCAGTAGTTTCCCATTTCTTCCAGCGCAACCCCTTTGAATCGAAAAATTAGGCATTACAGTCCCGCCCATGTGGAAGCAACTCCAACATGGCGGCATCTTCTGTGGTCCAGGCGGCAAATTCTCTGCCTCAGCGGCCCAGTCCTCATCTGATGGGGTGCCACGCCAACGCTATATCAAAGACCTGATGCGAACCGGCGACTTCGTCAAAGTCGGCAAGGATCGCGTCCAGTCATTCACGGTCACGCCAGAACGCCTCAAGCACTGGGCCGACACGACCAATGCATTCATCGCGGCCGGCAACAAGGTATCCATCCCCCAGGGCCACGACCTGACAGGCAACGCCGACAAGAATCGTGGTTACGTGCTCAGTGCGTTCGTCCGTGACGGCATCCTCTACGGAGAGGTCGAAATGATTGGCGAAGACGGCATCGCCGCCGCCGCCCGATCCGAGGTCTCGATCTACAGCCCACCAGATTTCACCGACGGCAACGGCAAGAAATGGGATTGGCCCATCTTGCATGTTGCCCTCACCACCACACCAGTCATCAACAGGCAACAAGGCTTTGTCCCAATCGCCGCATCTCAGGGCGATCCCATTGAAGTCCCTGTCCTCGAATTCAAAGAACGAGTACGTAACCAGCCCCCAAAGGAGCAGACCATGAAGTGGAAAGAACTCGCCCTCAAACTCGGCATTGACGCCAGCAAGGTCGCGGACGACATCACAGATGAAGCAGGTGAAGCACTCGTGCTGAGCCACTTCGAAGATGCCAAGACCAAGGCCGTTAATCCGGCAAAGGTTTCCGACCTCGAATCACAGTTGACCCGTGTTCGAGCAGAGAACAAAACCCTGTCAGGTCGTGTCGCCGAACTCGAACCAATCAAGCTTGACCGCAACACCGAAGCCGTCTCGGTCCGCAAGATCGATGATGACTTCAACAGCCTTATCGCGGACGGCAAAATCACCCCAGCGGTTCGCGATGCCCTTCGCCCAATCGTGTGCTCTGGCTCCTACATGCTCGACCTCAATTCTGCTGAAGAGGATGCCACCGACTGCCGGGCCTTCCAGATCATCGACGCGCTCAAGAAGAACGACCCTAAGGATTTGAAAGAAAAAACCAAGTCCCAGACCATCGCGGCATCACGCGAAACCCCTGGCGAAGACGACAAGGCCAAGAGCCGCGAAGCCGCGACCAAGGAAATCGATGCCATCGTGGCCTCCCACAACGATGGCAAGTCAACCACCACAGGCACCGTGCTCTAAACCATCGGCTGACTGGCCGTGATCGTTCTGTCTGACATCAATCAAACCAATCGGAGTCGATAAGCATGAGCTACTCACCAACCAACGGCGTCCCCGGCCTCTCGGCTGAACGGACTGCTTCGCATCGCCAAATCACGCTGGGCAATGAACAGTATCTGCCCGGCCTTCACATCATCGACGGGGACAAGACCCGCGATGCTCTCAACACCATCACCTCGGAACTGCGTGCAGGCCTTCTGCTGGGCCGCATCACCGCATCCGGCAAACTCGCGCCGTCGATCATCGGTGTCACACTTGACGCCCACGACGAAGACGGTTCAGGCAACACCGCCTTGACAGTTTCGCTCGCCACCGCGACTGAAATTGTTCGCCGAATCGGCGCATCCGGCACGTTAAAGCTCACAGGCCCACCCACAGCTGCAGGCACGGTCGCCGCAACTGTCGTGACCTACTCGGGCGTCAACGTCAGCACCGGCGTGATCACCATCACCGACATCGGTGCAGACGCCGTCATCGGCTCTTTCATCGCTCCCAACGACGGCTCTGAAACCATCCTGACGGTCCTGCCCAACGGATGGGGCATGAAGGCCGTGGACGAGGACAACGTCAGCCGCGACCTGAGCCTCGACCGCTTCCTCACCGCAGGCCTCGTTGATTCGAGCCAGATTCTCAACTGGCCGTCTGACACCTCGCTCCAGGCCTACATCAAGGACGCACTGCGAGCCGTCGGCAACTTCGTGTTCGACGACAACTACGGTCACTAATTCGTTTCGACCCTGACGCTAAACGTAATCGCCACGCCCGGCCACACGCAAGCACAAGCAAACACCAAAACGCAAAGGGGCTGACGCCATGAACATCGACGAACTACTTTCAGGAGTGAACCTGTCTCGGATGATCCAGACCACCAAATCTGGCTTGCCCCTGATGATTCCCCCCGCATTCCTCACCGAAACCGACCGCGCCTCTGGTAACGTCGCAAAATTCCTGCTGGTTGAAGGCCAACGCGATCTCGCTCGTCTGGCGTCCCAAGGTTCACCGGCTGTCCGTGTCGGCCAGAAGGGCATCAGCGAGAAGAACATCACCTGCCTGCATTCGTTTGAATCGCAGCAGTTCCTCGGCCAGAAGTTGCTCAACATCAGAAACCCTGAGAACGGTCAGGTTTCACGCATGGGTGAAGGCGAAATCATGCGTCAGACCGTCGACTTCAAGAAACGACAGGTCAATCTGATGCAGGCATCCGCGCAGTACATGTTGCTCAACGGCAAGCTGTTCGCTGACGGCTTGGGCAACATCCTTCCAAGTTCAAGCGGTGCGGCTGTGACCGTGGATTGTGAAATCCCGGCCGGTCAGCGTAACCAACTGAATATCCTCGACGGTGGCAACATCATCAGCGCAGTCTGGTCCACCGCAGGCACCGACATCGTGACCCAAATCACCAACATGAAGCGGGCCATGCTCAAGAAGGGCGGTTGGCCGATGATGCACGCCTTCTACGGTGCAAACATCCCCGGCTACATCTTCAAGAACACGATCGCCAAGGAATGGATCAACCGCAACCAGCAGTTGAACAAGGCCGCATTTGCAGCCAACGACGTACCGCAGGGCTTCCAGAACCTGACCTGGCACAACGTGTCTGACGCACACTTCATTGACGCCAACGGCGACCCCCAGGACATGATCGGTGCGGACGACATCGTGTTCTGCCCCGATCCATCCACTGAATGGTGGAAGGTATTCACCGGCTCTCAAGCCGTTCCACAAGGCGTCGCCAATTACGGTTCTGACGCACTGTCCATGACCGGCGATCTGCAGGAAGTGTTTGGCATGTTTGGCTACGCAGCAATGAGCCACAACCCGGTCGCCATCGAGCAATTCGCGGGCAACAACTGGCTTCACGCCATCGCCGCCAAGTACGCATGGTGCAAGGCAACCGTCGCAGGCTTCTAAGTTCACCACCACGACCTCGTCGAGATCGAAACCCGAGAGGTTCCAAAACCCGGTGCTCATGGCATCGGGTTTTTTTCAAGGATGACCCCATGACCTACGCCACGCAATCCGACGTGACAGATGTTTTCGGCGTGACCAACATCGCTCGCTGGTCGAACCTCGATAACGACGTCGCAGACACCATCGTCACCACCCGTGTGGATAGGGCGTTGGCATGGGCGACCAACATCGTGAACGACCGGCTTCGTGACACACAGTACGCCTTACCTCTGACTGACCCAACCACCGGATCGACCCCGCCGGTTGTCGTGGACTGGACGGCCAAACTTGCAGGCATCTGGCTCTACCAGGAGCGCGGCTTTGACGACGCGGGAAATATGACGGGCGAGGCCGCGAGGCTGACCAACATGAAGATGGCTGTGCATAGCGAGATCAACGCCTATGTCTCAGGCCAATGGCGGATGAACGCCACCAAAGCAACTCAATACCGGGGCAACGCGCCTCGGGTTGTCTGACCCACACCTGCCCACGAAAGGACACGCCCATGTTCATCGTCGCGTATTACACCGAAGGAACGCCCTACGAAGTCGAAGCGATGGCATTGCAAAAGTCGATGGAGTTTGTGCGCTCCAACGCCAAGAACAAAGCCCGTCGGCAATTCTCCTGGTCAGTGCAATCGCTTCCCCACCCCGGCAATTGGAAGCACGCGACCCAGCTGAAACCCGCGTTCATTCTGGACCAGCTGCTCAACGCCAACCTCGGGCTATTCGACTGCTTGCTGTACCTCGACGCCGACGCCCGAATGGTTGCGGACCCATCGCTGCATCTGGATGGAGCGCTCGAAGACTTCGACGTCGCGGTCCACTACTTCAAAGACCGTGAGCTGATCTCCGCGACCATCGCGGTGAAGAAGACAGCAAACGCCGTGATGATGCTTTCGCGATGGGCTTCTCAGTGCGAGCAACACCCCGAGACGTGGTCGGACCAGCCATTGCTCCAGCGGGTCATTGAGGACATGCCAGAACTCAAGGTCAAGCGACTCGGCCCCGAATTTAACTGGATCGACGCCCAAGACCCTGCCCGTCCTGTGGATCTGTCAGAGCGCCACTACGGACCACGCGACAACATCTACATCAGGCAGACCCAGGGCAGCAGGCGGCACAAGCAGGCAGTGAATGCGCGAGGTGGGGCATGAGCGCCTTCGTTTTCATCACGGTCGCGGCCCTGATCGTCGCGTCGGTTTTCTATGTGTCCGCCCGAATCTCTTTGCACATTGTCCGAAAGGCCCGAAAATGAATATCTGGTTTGCCATCCCATCAATACGACCTGACCGAGCTGCTGTCACCCTTCCCGAATGGAAAGCACGTGGGTTCATGACAGCCGTGGCCATCGACCACGCGGCTGACCCAGACCCGTACCTTGCCATTGCTGACGTCATTCAACAGGTTGATTACATCGGGTACGGCGATGCTGTTAATTACCTTGCTCGATATCTCGTCCGCAATCACGGTGCCGACATCGTCGTGACCGGCGGCGACGACCATCACCCAGACCCCAACCACACAGCCCAGCACATCGCCAAGGGTTTTGCCAAGCGATTCCCCGACCTCTACGGCGTGATGCAACCCACAGGCGACGGATTCCCCGGCAACCGACACGCTGCGACCTCGCCGTGGATCGGTTCAGGCTTCATCCGTCGTGCATACAACGGCCACGGACCATTCCATCCAGCCTATTACCACTTCAACGTCGACTGCGAGCTGAGAGAAGTCGCCATCCAACAAGACTGCTATTGGGAACGTCGTGATATCCAGCACCAGCACGATCACTGGACACGCCAGCCTGGCGGCAAACGTCCTGAACACCTGACCCGCGCACACGCCGAAGACCCACGAGATCGGGCGTTGTTCCTCAAGCGGCAGGCTGATCGGTTCCCCGGTTCTGAACCTATGGAGGCGATGTGAGAACCACGGCCTTCCTTCAATTTGGCGTTCTGGGCGATGTGATCATCGCAACGGCCGTCCTGCACGAATACCGCAGGCAGAACCCGGACGATCACATCACGTGGATTCTGCTCGAACCCTACGCAGATGCCGTGCGAGGCAACCCGGACTTGAACGAGGTCGTGGCATGGCCGCTCAAGCCGCATGTGACACGACGTGCGCAGGAGCGTGAACGCTGGGAAGAAATCAAAGCCTTCGGTGCTCGCAACTTCGACGCCATCATCAAGCCCCAGGTATTCCCCGATCACCGATGGGAAGACCTCGCTCCCATGACCCTGATCGAACAGATGTTTCATCACGCAGGTGTTAAATGCCCGGCTCGTCGTGAATTGGTCGTGACATCATCGCCATCGCCCAAGCCAACACCCGGACGCTACGTCACGTGCAACGCCTCAGGCAACACCCAGCCCGGTGTGTGGTCACGTTATGAGTACAGCCAACTCGCACGCATCCTCCGTGGCCGAGGCATCACGCTGGTTGTCGGTGATGGCGACATCCCCGGTGCTTTGAGATTCACCGGCACGATCAGGGAATGGCGGAGCATCATCGAATCCGCTGTCGCACACATCGGACTTGATTCAGGCGGGACATGGCTGGCCGCGACCACACAGACCCCACAGATCGTCATCCACGGTTCACGGCCGACCGTTCCTACTTGGCTGACTCGGCTTAAATCTGCAGGCGTTAAAGACACCAACCTCATCACCGAATTCACATCGCCATCGGTCGAAACCGTGGCGGCTCAGTTGCTCTGAATGACTGATGGAAGGACTGACCATGAAAGACATGACCTACATCCAGCCCGAGTTCGCCAAAGCCGTTGTCAAGACGCTGAGGAAACACACCCCTCGGTTTGTCATCGAAACTGGTACATACACCGGCGAAGGCTCAACCCGATTGATCGGTCGTGAGTTGATTCGGCAAGGCTCGAATGCCAAATTCTTCACAATCGAACTGAACCTCCGCCTTGCTCAAGTAGCGCGTTCGACCTGCCGCCAAGTCCGGGCCATACAACTACACGGACTTTCAATCGAACGAGACGATCTTCCGACACTGCCCGACATCGTCAACATGCTCGAAGGTGTGCCCGAATCTATCAAGGTAGATCATCACGCCTACGCACGAGCACGCGCGTACTTGGCCGAGCAGACACACCGTGGACCAGATGACCAACTTGGTGAAGCGTTCAGGCGATGCGATGGACGCCCGGACTTCATCCTGCTGGACTCGGCTGGTCATCTCGGCTGGCTGGAGTTCTCGCACTTGATGGGCATGCTGGTCAATCCATGTGTCATCGCCTTGGATGACTGTGACCACCTCAAACATTTCCAGTCAGCCCAGCGAATTCGTGAAGATCGAAGATTCACGGTTATCGAGGAAGGTCAGGAGCACCACAGCTGGATCATCGCGGCGTTTGATCCTCAGGGTGGCGATGGCAAAGGCCGACCCGAAATCACTAGCCCCGCACCAATTCAGACCAAGTCCGCCAACGATCTCAAGGATGAGTGATGACGCACCTTTGCGGCCACAACTTCGCCCGCCTGTGCGACGGCGTGTTCCATCGTGAAATCGGCATTCCCGCAGGTCGGGTTATCTGGTGCAAGACCGATGACGTTCGGCGGCTCTTCCGCATAGCTGCCCAGATGCCATCGAGATCGTTCGTTGTGGTCACCGGGGACTCGGACCTTCGTATCACCGCCGAAGGTATGCAGGTCGCTCCGCCAAACATACAGGCGTGGTGGGGCGTGAACGTCGATGTCGATGATCGGCGTGTCCACGCCTTGCCTCTTGGCATCGCGAATCCGTCTATCAAGCACGGAAACTTCAATGCGCTGATGGAAGCGGCACGGTTGCCCAAATCAGCTCGTCCGCTCTACTGCTGCCATTCGATTTATTCAAACAGGGCCGAACGGATTGAACCATATCGGGTATTTCGAAAGCGAGACTGGGCAACGGTCGAGGGTGGCAAGTACACGACCTTGCGGGCCAACTGGATGGAGATTGATTTCTCGCAATACGTTCGACGACTTCGTCGACATCGCTTCGTCGTCTGTCCGCCAGGCAACGGCCCTGATACCCACCGACTCTGGGAAGCCTTGTACCTCAGAACCATTCCGATCTGCCGACCATCCAAGGCATTGATACCGTTCGTCTCGCGTGGCCTGCCGATTGCCTTGGTCGAGGATTGGAACGACGTCACCCCGTCATGGCTTGATCGAATCGAACGCGACCTCGATCCGCGATGGCAGAACGTGCAGCCTTTGCTTGAAGCCGAATTCTGGATCGACCGCATCCACCATCGTGAAGGAGATGCCGTATGAATGCCATCGCGATTTCGGTCTATGGCACCGATCCCAAATATCTCGTCGGAGCCATCCGCAATGGCCGCACCGCTCAAACCGTCTATCCAGGCTGGGACTGCATCTTCTACGTCGCGTCTGACGTTCCCGAGGACACCGTGCGACAACTCGCTAACGTTGGGTATGTCCGGCCAATGGGTAAGGCCCAGGGATCAACAGGCATGTTCTGGCGGTTCCTCGCAGCCTCATCCCGCAATGTTGAATACGCGATCTTCCGCGACGCAGATAGCACGTTGAACATCAGAGAATCCGCAGCCGTCGCGGCATGGGTTGATAGCGGTCTTGATTGCCACGCCATGCACGACCACATCCATCACCGCATCTTCCCCCTTCATGGCGGCATGTGGGGCATCCGTGGTGGCGTGATCATGGACATGGCTGAGCAGATAGCAAAGTGGTCACGGAAGTCCAAATGGGGTGATGACCAGCACTTCCTTCGGTCGGTCATCTGGCCTCGCGTGAAGGGCCGTTGCCTGCGACACGCACGCGCCGATCTTGTTGATTCGAAAGATTTTCCGTGGCCCGCCGTGCCCTTCCCCGATCATGGAGTGGTCGGCGGTTTCGTAGGCGAAGTCATTAACCCCGAAGATGAACGGTTCAACCAATGAGCATCGGCGAAGAACACCAAGACCCGGTGAGCATCCGGCAGGAAATGACACAACTGCGAGACGAGGTCCACAACGCACTGCAGGCGATGCGACAAGACGTTGATCTTGCCAGTGATGTCAACGCCAAGCTTGTTGCGCTTGTTGACAGCGTTAGCGCCCTGACCAAAACCGTCGAGCAGCACGAGCGCATCATCCACGGCAACCGCGACGACAAACCCGGACTTCTCCAGCGTTTCACCCGCCTTGAAGACTGGGTGAGTTCACAACGATGGTTCCATCGAACCGTCATTGTCGCGGCCGTGACACTCGTTGTCACCGGGACCGGTGCAGGTATCGTCACGATCATCAAACTGGCTGCCAAGGGGTGAACATGGAAACGACACCACCTTCAATTCCAGGTAAGGCCCGTCCCCAATGGGTTCGAGAATGCGGAGACCCTGATCATGTGGCAGTGATCTCACGCGGACCATCGAATCGTCTTTTTCCCGGTAAGGAAGCAGGTGGGTACGACTTCGTCGTCGGTGTACGCGATGTCGTGGAACTATGGGAATGCGATGCGTGGGCGCTGATCGACACCATGGACTATGAGCGCATTCTTCCGATCGGCAGTCCGATGATGTGGACGACCTCGGCGCTTGAATTGAAAGTCCCGCGATTGCTCCCCAAGCAAACAGGGCGATTTCAGAAGGAACGACGAATTCTCATGGACCAGGGACAGCAACCTCCGATGGCCCAACGCCCACGGTGGTGGATGACCAACGGTACGGCAGCGCTGGGGATGGCCTGGCATCTGGCTCCACGACACCTCGACATCTACGGCATGGACATGGCAGGCAAGGAAGATTATCGAGGCCGCGAGACCATCCACCGTGAAGAAACCCGATGGGTTCGAGAACGGGGGATCGTCGACCAATTGATTGCGTTGATCGCCCATCAAGGTACACGCGTTCGTTTTATCAAGTGAGCACCAGATGGCCCAAAACTACAGATTGAACTTGTCTCCGTTGCTCAACTGGTCTCGTGGTGTAGGACGTGGCCCTGCATGGGACGCGATGTACAAGCAGTGGGGCATTCGATACCTGGCATTCACCCGCAGGCGATTTCGGACGTTCGCAGCCGGTGGTGGGGATTGGAAACCACTATCGCCATTCACGATCGCCCGCCGCCGGAATAAAAACAAATCATCGATCAAGATTCTCCGCGACACAGGCGTCCTGTTCAACGGCATGACCCTGAACGGCCCAGGCAACCTCTACCGACGGAAGAAGCTCTTTCTCGATGTTGGTTTTGGTGGCAGCGACCAGCACAACAACGACAACATCACGATTTCACAGATCGCCGAGGCGCATCAACGTGGCGGCGGTCGTTTACCTCGTCGTGAAATCTTGGCCATGCCAGACGATGGGACCATCACCGGCATGCAACGCGATATTCGAATGGCATACCGCCGTTCCACAGGAGGCTAGACCCCATGGCATCGAACCCATTTGAAGCAACTTACACAAAGCTATGGGCGATCGTCGAGGACGACGCCAAACTCACGGCACGGTTCAAGCCCGGCAATCGCGTGAAGTGGAACCAGCGTCGGGCCAAGAAGGACCGTCTGCAGAGCGCGGATGTCCCACAGCTCGAGATCTTCCCCAAGGGCCTGACCGACATCAACCTGTTCGCCACGACGCACACGAGCTTCATGACGATGAACTTCGACTTCGTCGTGTTCTCAGGTACGGACAACGCAGCCCAACAGGTGTGGCCCGCGCAGTTCGAACTCATGCAGGCCATCGCCCGTTATTCAAAGACCTACGGTCTTGAACTCGGCCTCGACTTCGTCCGGCAGATCAAGTGGTCATCCGCGCCGGTCGCAATCATCGACACCGAATCACCGACTGGCTTCGACACCATCATGCAGGTCGCAGTCCAGCTTCAACTCAACTCGGCCGACCAGCTGATTGCAGATTCCCCGTCCTTCGCCTGATACCCGTGTTAGATTTTCAGCTAGAGCCAATGCGGCACACCTGCGAGCTTAAAAACATCGCCCCAAGGAGTCTGGCATGCCTGACAACGTGAAATCAGCAAAGTTCGGTTCTGTATCTTGGACCAACAGCGGCGACACCACCACGGCCGTTCCTGACATCCGTAACATTCAATTCAGCCGCGATCCCGACCTCAAGGATTATGGCTCATCCGACACCAACGGCAAGACCGGCCGTCACACCGGCCGCGAAGACCTGACCGGCTCGTTTGAGTGCTACGTCGCCAAAGACGATGACCTTCCGTTTGCTGAAGGCGACCGTGGGACCATCGACATCACCAACGACGGCTCGACTCTCATGCTTGACGGCGAGAGCGTTCGCATCGGCAAGATCGACCGCACGGTATCGGTTGAAGACGCCGACACCATCGTGTTCGCCTGTGAATTCGCCCAGGACGCATCGGCAGCCTGATTCTCCGATCGCCCTGATCCCTCATACCCCTGACCGCGAGCACCACCATGTCTGATATCACCAAAGCCACAGCACCAACATCAGAGGTCCAGATTCAGGGCAAGACCTGGATTCTCAGCCCCTTGACCATGCGTAGCCTCGGCCAACTTGTTCAATGGGCTCGCGACCAGATTGTCGCCAGCGCCAAGGGGGCGATTCGTAATGAATCCGACTTAACGATCAACGAGAAGGCGATGTTCGTCGATCGTGCATACCGCGAAGCCCGGACCATCACGTTCGAGCAACTCGGCGGCATGAATCAAGACCCGGAATTCATTGTCCGTTTGATCTGGTTGTCCATGAGGATCGCCCAGCCCAAACTCACACTCGATGACATTGACCAGATGTTCCCACTTTCCGACATGCAGTTTATGACCGAGATCGGTGAAAAGATTCAGGTCTTGAGCGAGTTGAAAGATGAGGTCGTAGCCCCTGTGGCTGGGACCAAAAGCCACACAGGACCAGCCGAACCCGGTAAAGATTGACGCCGTACTGATCCGGCTCGCCCGCGAGTTTGGATGGACGCCCAGTGAAATCGCCGATCTGACCTGGCCACAAGTTCTGATGTACTTGGGCATCCGCCGTGACCTGCCGCCCGATCCGTTTCGTATCGACACCGATCAACCCTTTGAACGCCCTGATATTTCCAGCCGCAAGCCCCGGGCATTTGCGTCTAGGGCTGACTCGCGGGCGTTTCTCAGGCAGACCTACGACTACGGGCGAAAGGCACAACGATGAGTTTCATGGCAGGCGAGGCATTCGTTCGGCTCAGGCTGGATTCAAGCAAACTCAGTGCAGGGTTTGGTCGTATCGCCAGCCAGATCGGGAGCATGGCCGCGCGTACAGGCGCATTGCTCGCTCCCTTGACCGGCGGGGCATTATTCACTGGTGCGATCATTCAGGGCGCGGCCTTTGAACGGTCCATGAGCAAGGTCGGGGCCATCACCGGAGCCACCTCCGCCCAACTTCAACTGCTTTCACAGACCGCCCAAGAACTTGGTCGCACAACCCAATTCTCAGCATCGCAGGCTGCAGACGCCATGGCCAGTCTGGCACTCGCGGGTTTCAGCGTTAATGAAACCATCGCCTCAATGCCCGCGACCCTTAACCTCGCAGCTGCCGGTCAACTCGACATGGCATCTGCCGCCGACATCGTGGCCAAGACCATGCGAGGGATGGAGATTGAAGCCGACCAACTTGAGTCAACCGTCGACATCCTGACACAAGCCTTTGTGACATCTAATACCGACTTAACCCAGTTAGGCGAGGCTTTGAAGTACGTCGGTCCAGTTGCCAACGCTTCGGGTAAGTCGCTCGAAGAAACGGTCGCAGCCCTGCAGGCCCTGTCGAATGCGGGCTTGCAGGCATCACTGGCCGGTACGTCACTGCGTGGCATCTTGGGCAAGTTGTCTACCAGTGCGGTACAGAAGAACTTTCATAAACTTGGTATTAGCGTCGTGGACGCGAATGGCTCGCTCAAGCCAATGGCTCAGATCATAGACGAAACCAATCATGCGATGAAGGGAATGGGCGAGGCTGACAAGGCCGCGTTCGCCATGCAGAACTTTGGCCAGCGTGCAGGCCCAGGATTTCAGGTCTTGCTCGCAGCATCAGGCGATGAGTTGCGTAGATTCCAGAAGGAACTGGAGAACTCCGCAGGCGTGGCCCAAGATATCGCAGACAAGCAACTCGACAACGTATACGGGGGTTTCGTCCGTCTTAAGTCGGCGGTTGAGGGCTTTAACATCTCAGTTTTTGAGACCTTTAAGCTCCCGCTGAAAAACTACCTGAACAACGCGGCGAAGAATGTGAGCAAGCTCACGGCAAAGATCAACCACGCGGTAGCCGCGATCAAGACGGTAAGGCATTTCACGGTCCAGTGGATTAACGAGAACAGCCGCCTGCTGACAGGCATTGGTCTTGTTGGCGCGGGTGTGTTGGCACTTGGGATTGGCATCCCAACGATTGCCGCCCTGACCGCATCATTCTTGAAGTTGGGGATCGCCATCATGGGTGTCGCGACAACGCCGGTGGGTGCGTTAGTTGCGGCCTTTGGGGTTGTGGCTGTCGGCATGGCTGCGCTTACCGGCAACGGCGAAACAATGACGAAGCGGATCGGATCGGGGTTTGCCACGCTCGGTGACTTCATCCGCAAGGTCTTTGCGACCACACAGAACTTGTCCGCCACATGGGCGCGCGGCTTCGACGCCGTCGCCGAGGGATTGCTTGGCGCATGGAACACCGTGACCGAGAGCATGACGATGGCGTGGTTAAAGATGTTGCACGGCATGAAATCAGCCTATCGGGACACCGGACGATGGCTTTTGACCGCATGGGCAGGCACAAAGAGCGTGATGGAGCAAGGCCGTGACGCCGCCGTGTACGAGACAGCCAGAAAAGAAATTGAATTTAACCCCAGCATTTCCGCAGAGGAAAAAGCGGGGCGTCTCGACATCCTCAAAACCAACTACCTCGCCGACCATCGGATCAAGATACAGGAGCGAGCGGACGAAGCGTTCCAGCTCGCAGGCATCGACGATGCAAACAAGACCGCCGACGAATCGCAGTATAAAAACGCACAGGCCGATGCCTCCAAGCCCTTTGCGGCCTTCCGCGATCAGTTGGCCAGCGTCTCTGCCGATCGTGACGCCAAGCTCGTAAATGAATTGATCAAGGATGATGGAGAAACCCCGCTGGGCGACACGATCAAAACGTTCTTCAAGGACATGATCCCGCCGGAATTCAAAAAGAAATTTGAGGACGCACTTCGTGAACTCAACTTCACAATCCCAGTTCCGGACGATCAAAAACCGGGCAAGAAAACCGATGAAGAGGGCGGTGGTTCGCCATCATTCGGTGACGCATCAGGTGGCTCTCAGATGGTTGGGCTTGAAGATTTGAGCCGCAGGATTCAAGAGCAGGCTCTGAAAGATCAGGCACTGAACTACCAGCGACGCCAGACCAACGCCACTGAAACGGCCACCAAGACGCTGACGAAGATTGAGCAGTACACCAAACAGTGGATGGACAAGTACGGTGACGGTCGTCTCGAAGGCCCGGCCAACGCCGTCTATTCATAAGGAAACACCATGGCACTCGCAGAAGCAAACATCACAATCAATCTGGACGAGATGGATGACTCGCCCACCGAATCACACGGCGACGGCAATTTTCAAGCCACCCGCATTCTCAAGTGCGCGTGGTCAGATCGCGCCACGCTGGCTGCCCAACTGCTGGGTAACGCCATCCGTCTCCCACACCGTTATCCAGGACGATCATCGGCACTGGCTCGTTCACTCGAAATTCAAAAGTTTCATCGCTACATCACCAACGGCGGACGCATCGACAAGGCCGACACCGCCAACGCTTACGAGCACGCGATTCTGACCGTCCAATACGCCGAAGCCCAGGCAGGTAGCCCAGAGGATTCGGATGTACTCGTTGACGAAGACCTGCAGCCATCGGCGGAGTTCATTACGTTGCCGGCCGAGGGTTTGCGGTGGGGCAGCAGTGATGGCACCGAGGCAAAAGACGTCGAAGCACCGGGCAAGATCAACGTCATGATGGATTGGGTCTATACGATCAGCCGCACGGCCTACATCTCTGACGCCAGTTACAAACTGTTGGGCAATGTGAATCGTGCGGTTGTGACTTCGAACTCACTTGGCTGGACTTTTGCCCCCGAGACCTTGTTGTACTCGTCAATCAATTTGTCACGTCAGATATTCGCCGAGGGACCAGCTGCGTGGAAAGTCACGTATCGCTTTACGATCAAACCATCAGGCTGGAACCTGTTCTGGCGAGGTGAGGAAAACGGATATCAAGGGCTCTACACGGCAGACCAGCAGGTCAAGCCCTACCCAGATGGCAATTTCCTCGCCCTGACCCATCAACGCACCGCGTAAAGGAACGTCATGCCCTTTGGAACCAACATCCCTGACGTCAGGCCCGGCCAGCCAGTCAGCGCCCGCAGCGAGAACACTGTGCGTTCGGCCGTGCGTGCGCTGCAGTCATCAGGCGGACAGAACGCGGTGGCTGGTGCGTATGGGTTGTTGACGAGACGTCCGAACTACACCGCACCAGCCACCACGTTTCTCGCCAAGATCAAGTCTATTGCGAACGACTATTTAGTGGTCAACACATGGGATGGACTGATCCTCGGAGCCACAGACCTGTACGTGGCCAAGCCCCGCATGCTACAGCACGGACTAACCCGGTACGCACACCTCGTATCCATCACAACGGTAGATACCCAGACCGTGAACGTCGAAACTACAGACGAGATCACAGGCCAATGGAAGGTTGCACCTGCCTACGCCGTCGGTGACTTGATCCAAGTGGCAAGCAGCAGGATCACTGGCATCACCGCGTCGATCGAGGCCATTACAACTGACCTCACGATGATGGATCAGAACGAAGACGCCCGTGCATGGGTGGAAATTCCGGAGGATGAGTAATGACTGGCCTGCCGATCATGGGACCAACAGGGGTGCCGTACAGGTCGCCAACAGGGGTGCGGGGCGGGGTGGTACGTCCTGATTACGAGGATATCTATTTCGGTATGTATCGAGGCGGTACGACGTCTTATCAGACCACCAGCATCATTCGTTGGAACAGCACAGAGCAAGTCTATGAGGACATTGGTGCAACGCTGCCAATCAGCATCGCAAACACCAGTAGTGTACGAGCCATGTGCATGTGGCGTGGCAAGCTGGTTGTTTCGCTGGGCGTTAAATACAGCTTGTTTTTTTATGACAACGACACATGGGTAGAACTTCCTTACGCGGGCGACGGCCTTATTGAAACAATGGTTTCGTATGACGACGATCTCTATGTCGGCGGGTCTATACGAAGCGTCGGCGGCGTGACCGTGAAGCGGATCGCCCGATACGACGGCACAGAGTGGCACGCGGTTGGTCCAAACCCAGGACGTGATGCTTCGGGGCCATGCCACTCTTTAGTGGTCTTTGGCGGCGAGCTTTACGCTGGCGGATTCCAGATGCGCCTCTATGGCTCGCCAATTGATGACCCGCCATTTGAAGAATTGTTTGAATTCAATGTCAATGTGATGCGACTTAAATCTGATGATACATGGGAGCGTGTTAATCGCTTTACTGACACCGGTACTTGTTACAAGCTCAAGGTTCATCGCGGCATCGGTGACGCGAACGGAACGCTCACGAGATACGTTGAATTCGGCACATTGTTCCCACTGGCCACCGCCTATCGCCTACAGCTTTGGAGTGGTATTGTCGATAGCGATTGGTTTAGCGTTTCCCCGTCCGGAAGCATTGTCGATTTTGAAAGCTACGGGCTGAACCTTGCGTATGTCTACACAAGCGGCAGCACCAAGAGTTGGGAAGGCGGCGACTACAGCACCCTGCCCGGCAGCTTCACTGCATTAGGCCACCTACAGGAAGAGCTCATCGGCGGCACCGGATTCGGCTTTGACGCGGGCAACGCAGATCATCGCGGGCCGTGGCGTTACCAGGAATCTAGCGAATCATGGCTACCGGTTGGTCTTCGCTCGCAGCCTCCCGAATCCAAGTTGCTTCCATCCATTCGCACCATTGAGTCTGTCAAACGCTCGTCATTCACCGCCCACGCCGACCAGCCGGTTATTTAGGGTGATTAAAACCCCTTAAAAACGATATTCCACAGCCATCACCAGGAGGTCACCATGTCCGCAACCCAGCTACAACCCGAAAAAGTCGCACAAGGTACATGGCGCATGCGATGGACTTCAGAAGCATCGGCTCCGACGTTTTACGTCTACTTTCATGGCAGGCTTGAAATCGTGACCATGGATGAGGAATTTGTCATGGTTACCGGCGACGACTCTGAACCTCCGGCAATTGAGGTTTACGACGATCCGGCTGTCATTGCTGATCAGCTCAAGGAATCGGGCAGGATGGTCCTGCAGTGGTACGCCGTGCCGGGCAATGCTTCGGTCGTCTACAGGGTTGAGCACCTGCAGGGCTCCTCGTGGATAACCAAACTTCACGTTGTAGAGAACGGACGAGGTGTCTACCAATACCCCACGGCATGGTTGGCCGACATGGTTGAGGCGTACTTCAGAGTGATACCAATCGACTCGGTAGGCCGTGAAGCAGACCCCATCGAATTCACGGCCATGGTCGTGAGAAACCCCGACCCTCCTGAGATAGCTCTTACTTACGCGGGCGGCGACCTGACAGTTTCTTCGGCGTGAGCTACGCCCTGTGTGTTACGATTGCGATGTAGTCCCGGCGAGGTCGTGGTGGACCTAACACCCGGAGACTACACGATGGCAGACACTCAAACACGCGCTGATTCGCTACGCCTGTACCTCACTGGCGCTGGAAGCGATGACGGTTCCCAAATCGACGACAACGCCTCACTCGGCGGCTACCGCAGCTCGACCGAAGTGGTGTCGCTGGCCGCTTCACGCGCCAGCGCGATCGCCAACATCACGATCGACTTTGTCGCGGGCAAGAACGGGATTGGAGCCGGAACCCTCACGGTCACGGGCGACGACACCCTGACCTGGACCCCACCGGGCGGGACCGTCGGGTCAGCCGTCACGATCCTCAATGGCGAGTCCAAGCTCATCGAAGGCTCTGACGTTTCCAAGTGGGTGCAGGTGACGCGGACCTCCGCGACAGCTCTGACCGGCACCGAAACCACCACCCTGACGTACCAACTCAATAACGCGGTCGCGCTGGACAATGTCTCGAGTTCCGAGGCCAGCAGCGGTGATGACGAATACCGCATCGTGGCGATCCGGAACAACAACGTCGACGCCGCGGTCGAATCCCTCAAGGTGATGATCGGGACGCTCGGCACCCAGGCCACCGCCGACACCGACCAGCTCGCGGCTTCGGGCGCTGGCACGATCGAGACGACCGACAGCTTCGCCGACTGGCCGAACAGTGGTTTTGCCCATGTGAAAAACGCGGGCGGTACGACGCAGGAGATCGTTTACTACGCCAGCCGAACCGACACCGTCCTGACGGTTCCGGCCGCGGGCCGTGCGCAGCTCGGTACATCAGCCACGGCGGGTGCGGGCACCGACACGGTCGACGCCGTGCCGGGCATCAGGATTGCGAAGGAAGCACCCACCGGCGACAGCTCAACCGGCTCGTGCCAGACCATCGCGGACGAATCAACCGCCCCGACATCAGTCACGTGGAACACCGGCATCACCGCGGCCACGGGCTTGGATATCGGGAGCCTGGCGTCCGGCGATATCTACTTCATCCACATTCACCGCAAGATCACGGCGGGTTCGTCTGCGCTCTCCCGGATCATCAACTTGATCGATATGACGTACGACGCGGCTTGACCCCACCTCACGCTACATCAAACAGGAGCCTCCACCATGTCACGTAGATACAAGCGATTCGACCACGCGCGATTCAAAGGCCGCTCATGCTTCGTCACGAAGGATCAGGCCAAAGGCAGGCCAGACGTCACGGTCTCGTGCCTCAGATTCAAAACGGGCGGGAGAATTCACGAAACCACCACGGTGGTCCAGGCCAAAGACCTCGAACTCGTCACCCCCTCACACAAAGTGAAGGATTTGCTCGACATCACAGCTCGACACGCCCGCGCGATCAATCGCTGAGGACGGCGTCACTGAACAGAGGCAGATGATGAAACACTACGCCGCGACCCAATGGCTGACGCCCCCGTGGGCATTGGTTCAGGTCGGGGTCACGAGGATGAGTAAAGTTCCCGGATTCAAGACAGGCAACCCGGACTATCACGGCACCGCGGTCGTCACGGCCTGGCTGTTTGGCAAAGTCATTTATGTGCATGGATACCGGGGCGAGAACAAAGTTGGGGACGATGAGAGCAGGCGCAACAAGGCGTCGATGCTGGCGGACTACAGAGCCATGGCCTTTGACTTTGTTTCGATCAGACGATGGCGAATGTTTCGGTTCTACGCCTTTGAACGCAATAAGAAAGAGAAAGGGTCGCGCTGGCGAATCGGCCCATTGGAAAAATACAAGCGTGGCAAAGTAGCCGCGTGAATCAATGCGACCCGGCGCGATCCGGGATAGACGCCCGATCAGGGCAGGAGATTCGATCATGGCTATCACCAGAGAACTCAAGGTTTCAAACGACACCGGCACTTTTTCCCATGAGGAAAAAACCGTGTTCGGCTCTTTGAGCGAAGGCGACAAAAAGACCCTCGCGGTTCTGGAAGTCGGTAACGCAGCGGACCACACCGTCACTGCTGACATCGCGTTCCGCGCGGTTGCGCCTGACTTCAAGGTCGCAAAAGTCGCAACCCCCGAGTGACCCTCCCTCGCGGCCTGCCTCCAAACTATGGGATCACCCATGAGGCGGGCCGTGAGATTTTGCCCATCGCTTAATGGCGTGGGGCAGATTTATTTGATTGGCGTTCTCATGCACGACAACATCTTTGTCACCGGAGCAAGCGGTTGCGTTGGCTGGCACATTTGCCGCGAGCTTAACCGTCATGGCGTGAAGCCACACGTCTCTGTGCGTAAGACCACGGACTTGTCACGGCTGGATGGCATCGACGTTCACGTGGTGAGCATTGACCTTGCAGACCGTGTTTCACTGTCAGCTGTTTTCAAACAGAATGAAATCCAGGCAGTCATGCACGCTGCGGGCAATGTTTCGTCATGGCACGGCAGCACTGATCAGTCGTACCGAGACAACGTGGTTGTGACGCAGGCGATTGTCGATGCCTGCCGTACAAGCGGTGTGAAGGAACTGGTCTACACCTCGACAGGTGCAACGCTTTGCACGGTGCGTGATGGCCAGATTAGTGGCGTCAAAAACCCGTACATCAAGCACAAGAAGATGGCCGAGAACATCGTGATTAACGCGATGGGCAGCCTCAAGGTGAACATCGTGCATCCGATCATCGTGATTGGCGAGCATGACCACAACAACTATGTGTTCTTCTTCAAGACCATTGCGGAGGGCGGATTCTTGCCTATCCCGCGTGGCCGAATTGAGTTCTGTCCTGCAGACGATGTGGCTAAGGCTCATGTGCGAATTTTGAAAACCGATGTCACTGGCCAGCGGTTTGTTTTGGGTGGTGAGTATCTGAGCTGGCTTGAGTTCGTGCAGAAGATTGCGCGGGTATCTGGAAAGACACCGCCAACGAAAGCGACCAGCCGAATCGTGTTGTATGCGATTGCGTACATGGAGCAGATCAAGGGTTGGTTCACCGGCAAAGAGCCAAAGATTGATGTGCAGACGCTTCGGATGCTCAACGATGGTGCGCCTGTGCCTGCTTACTTCAAGCGTGTGAGCGAAACGATCTTGGACTATCGACCCACGCCAATTATTGACGCGATTGAGCAGTGCTATCTGTGGCGGCAATCATTGTGATTGTCAACGTGATTAACAAGAGAGGTTGACAAATGAAACACGCATTTACCCTGGTTGAAATTCTTATCGTCGTGGTGATCATTGGGATTCTCGCGGCGATTGTTATTCCACAATTCACAGCGGCGGCCGACGAGGCTGCCAAGGCCAAA